CAACTGTGAGTACAACTGTGAGTTCAACTGTGAGTCCAACTGTGAGTACAACTGTGAGTACAACTGTGAGTACAACTGTGAGTCCAACTGTGAGTCCAACTGTGAGTACAACTGTGAGTTCAACTGTGAGTACAACTGTGAGTCCAACTGTGAGTACAACTGTGAGTCCAACTGTGAGTACAACTGTGAGTTCAACTGTGAGTCCAACTGTGAGTCCAACTGTGAGTACAACTGTGAGTTCAACTGTGAGTACAACTGTGAGTCCAACTGTGAGTCCAACTGTGAGTCCAACTGTGAGTACAACTGTGAGTACAACTGTGAGTACAACTGTGAGTCCAACTGTGAGTACAACTGTGAGTTCAACTGTGAGCTTTCCGCCTTCGGCGGGGTTATTTTCACTTCAATACCATTTCTCAGGCAATAGATAGCATAAATGATAGGTAAAAATACCTTGTCATTAGCTTTAATATAATTGAAAAATACCTGCGCTTCGTATGGATTTTCAGCCACCAAAACACAAGGCTTTTTATAGCCACATTTTTCATAATTCCAGTCAATGAGTTCAATAGCATTCTCTACTTTGAAATCATTAAAGCGTTCGCCATCAAATACACCCTTGGTGTACCTGGCTATATATTCAGGTATTTTTGCCTTAATTTCAGGCGTTAGGTCTTTTAAGGTCTTTTTCATCTTATAAATTTTACTACTGCGTTCTTTAATTGATTAACTTTTATGAAATTGTGGCATAGGGATGGTGTACAAGCCCTGTAGACTTCTTTCCCTAATTGTTCCACTATAACGTACTTCCAGTTAGGCCACTGCTTCACCGGATGTTTTTGATTGTGGACGATTAAGTCAAATCGGTTCATATTAATTCGGGGTTTTGGTGCACGTTTCCTATGACAATAGCCCATTGGGTTGTGTCTCCGATTTGTAATGTGATATTACCGTCAGGATCATCTCTGTTATCCTCAATAACCCCATCTTCAACAAAATAACCTAATGGGGAATTTCTATGTAAGAAACTGCCATTGTCAAAAGTTACAACACCTTTGTAGTTTCCTGTTCCGTTGTCAATTATATCGCCCTCATAAATCTCAACTCCGTTTTTGTCTTTAAGACCAGTGAATTGCATTAATATGCGTTCCTCATCACTTCCGTTTCTATCATCAGTATCCATCCATGTGATACCGAAGCAAGTAATATGAAAATCGGTAATGTGCATTTTTTCACCGTCCCAAAAGCGAAATTTTATCTCCCTGTTCATGGCATTACAAGTTCACAGTTGTGACCACAACAGGCGCACACGGTGTTATAGCCCCCTGTATAGTAATCGGTGTTGCAGCAGTCGGAAACGCTTACACGCTCTTGGAGGTCGTGCAGGTCGCGTTCGTTAGTTACCTGTAGGTGCTTAACGTGCCTTGTTAGCTGGTTCTCTAAGAACCCTTGAAGCACGGGATGGGTTTTAATGGTTTGGTTCATTGTCGGTTTGGTGTTGGCGGTTAAAAATCTATTTATTTATTTTGGTTCGTTCAATTATGGCTTCCAAGAGTAAAATATTAATAATATTACTTTCGCTCCTGTTTTCCTCTTTCGCCATTTTTAAGATAGCTTCTTTTGTGTCGGAGTATATATAAGCCTGTACTTTAACTTGTTTCTCTTTCATAAATCAAAAGTAGTCACCATAATTCATAAATCCAAACGATTCACAATATTTATTTTTCTTCTGTTCTGATAACAATACTATCCTGTAACACTTCTGCCGTTTCTAACACGGCATCAAGCTTTTTCATAAAGTCGTTAATGTTGGCGTAGCTCAAAGAACAATCACAGTTTAAAAAGGAATATTCAAGGATGTAATACTTTTTCATGGTGTTAGGTTTAAGATTTATAACATACAAAAACCCGATTCACAGGTTAATTTTAATTGATTGATTCTGTTTTTAGCCCGCTCTTTATCAAAGTCTATTTCTCTAAGAGCAATAAGTCCTTCGTATAAATAAAACGGGCCTGATACCATAGTTTCATTAGGTGTATTGAAATAGCGGATACTATCATCTAATACACAAGCTAACTCCCAGCCCTGCGGATCGCCTATAAATAAATCATACCATTGTTCAATATCATGGAACGGACAAAAGAAGCAAGACGACTTAGGTGGTATTTTAATCCCATTGGCGGTAAATATCCGTTCCATTATTTTTTCACGGCTATAGCTCTCCCAATTAAATTGCGGATAGGTAATATTGGCGTATTGCCCAATAAATGGTAAATGATTCACCCGGAATGATTCAGGGAATAGGCTATATCCTTTTTTCTTAGTTCGCTTTATTTCATCAATACTAATACCCTGCCATACTCTCACGGTGTTTCTATAAAGGCGTTTCACTCCTAAATACTCTCGAATGTGCTTAGCTACAGTATCGATTTTAAAATCTACCGTGCATTGCCTATTAAGAGGTTGTCTTTTGCCGTCTGCTCCCATAAACCAAACGGGTATCATAGACGTTCTATCGGCGATAGGCCATGACAATATATGCTCATACAAGTCTACTGGTTTTAAGATTCGGACATTTACTCCGAGTTTCTGTAAAATAGGAGTAATGTAATGCCGGTAATCCAGTGTTTTTTTACCGTCTGGAAGTTCGGAATAGCAATATATATCCGGTCTTGGTATCATATCCATACCAGACATTAGAGCCATACCAACGGATTGAACTCCGAATCCTATTGATTGAGCATCGAGTATTATATCTCTCATTATATAAATTGTGCTATACAAGCGTGTAAGTACTCTTTATCATTTAGCAAAGAGTTAAAATGTTCCGAGTCTCCATTTTCAAATAACTTCCACATTATATCATGTATAAATTGGGCATTAAGTTTTTCAATTGGAACTTCGTGCGCGATATGCATTTTAAAGTATTCCATTTGAGAAGATGTCAAGCTATCAACTGTATAAGGCTCTACACCTTTCAATAATGTAGTTTCCCCTAACATCATTCCATCCGGTGAATGATCGGTATCGTTGAACATAATAGCACCATTATCCCTCATTTCAAATACTTTATCTTGTGCTGCATCTATATTTTCAGCGTCTACAATAATATCCTTCCAAAGGTTAATATTGACTTCAACTTTGTATCTGTTCATAAACTACTGATTAAGCCGAGGATTAGCAGGGTCACTATAATGATTAGTGTCCGGTGCTGATCTGGTGGCATATGGTTAAATGGATTCATCTTATTTTTCAGTAAAGCAATAATCTACATTACTATGCCCGTTCTTTACAATCAGGTCGCAAAGCTGTTTCTTTGGCGTGTAGAAAAGAACCACTTTTAAAGCCTTTAGCGCGCCGTTCTTTGCTTCGGCGATACAAACATACGTCTGTGAGGTATATAGTTCATCCTCGGCCTCCGTTTTGCCTTTGGTGACGATAGTAAGGCTTGGTTGCCCCTCGATATTGATAAAATGGTCGCCAATGGTGATATTGCCGGGCTTGTATTTAATGGTTTTACTGGTAATGTCGCCCTCTTTGTTAAATCGGGCTGTTTCTACCTTGACGTAGGTCTGTGCATGGGTCAGCGCGGTAATAGCTAACGCTGCAAGAGTGATGATTATTCTTTTCATTTTATAAACTCTTTGAAAAAGGCCAATAATAGATCTGTGTGGCTTATTGGTTTTGCAGCAGCATCAGCAGCATCAGCAGCAGCAGCAGCATCATCAGCAGCATCAGCAGCATAAGCAGCATCAGCAGCAGCAGCAGCAGCAGCAGCATAAGCAGCAGCATAAGCAGCATCATCAGCAGCATCAGCAGCAGCATCATCAGCAGCATAAGCAGCATCAGCAGCAGCAGCAGCAGCAGCAGCATAAGCAGCATCATCAGCAGCATCAGCAGCATCAGCAGCATCAGCAGCATCAGCAGCAGCATAAGCAGCATTTTTTCGCGCTTCGCGCAATTCAATTATATTAATGGTATTGTTTAAATAAGCTTGTGCCGCTTCAATAGCCCTTCTTGGTGCTGTGTTATTAGGATGTCTTGATTCATATATTGGCAACACACACAGGGCGCAGCCAATAGCAAATTGCCTGTATTCATTATTGGTAAATTCGCAATTATGACGAATAAACCAAGCTTTATCTTTTAATCTTACATCGGCGTTTAAAACGTCTGAAATAGTAAAACTTGCTTTTAATTTCACCGCTTTCACTTCTTCGGTTGAGTAACAGCCGAAGTTTGCAGTCTTTTTTGTAAATTTGGTTTTCATGTTTGGTTGGTTTTTTACCACCTATAGCCGCTCCGTAAATAAATACAGTCAGCGGCTTGGTGTCCTACCTGAAAACGATCAGGTAAACAGGAAGTATCTTATCTATGGGTGTGATTCAATTACAACTGGGTTGATATATTCATTATACTCTGCTATAGCTTTTAACGCATCAACAACAGCGCTTTCACCGACACCGGCTATCTCCTTATCAAAAGTGTATCCGCATTGCTTTAGCGCCTCTGAAACAGCCGCAGACATTCTATTATATCCATACCCCCCAGCAGACCCTGATCCACTAATCGTTTCACCAGCCTTACTAATCCACACACAGCAATAATTCATTGCCTGTGTTGAATATAACCGACAGGATATTTTACGGCATATCGTTCCATCATCATTAAGTGCCATTACTTGATACTCTCCGTAAAAATGGTTTTCTTTCCTATATGAACGATTGATTGAACCGTTAGGAATAAAGGTAAAGTTTGTAGTTTTCATTTTCTGATCGTTTTAAATAGGTGAATTAATTGTAATTGATATTTTCTACGTTATCATAACCTAAAAAGTTACGTAACTGAGCGGTGCTAAAGCCCGTAACATCCGTCCACACGCCAAAGGGAACACCCTCAATCGTGTATTCATCCAATGCCAGTACTTTATCCACTGTTGCCATCGCAGTCACTCCGTGCATGGCTAAGGTTGATTGTATTTTTACGTTGGTCATGATCTTACTATTTACTTAATGATTTCAATTGTGCCGTCATAGCCTCGCACTGCTGCCATAAGTCAAGGTAGCTGATACCCCTTGCGCCCATGGCGATGAGTTGAGCCTCGATAAAAGGTTTTAACGACTGGTCATTATTTAAAGCCATTGAAGACAAAGCCTTCTTAGTATCCCTGTCTAAATGAACCTCTTTACGTATAATTCCTGTTTTTACTATTTCCATTTTGTTGTTACTATTCACCACCAAAAGCGCAAGCCTTGTGAGCGTTGCGCTGATGTTTAACCCGTTGCTTGACGGGTTAAACGGGTTATACAAATATCATTTTTTCTTTTTGGGCTAAAAAGTCCTGATAATTATACAAGGTAAATAATCGCGACGTGCCTGATTTATTATCTAATGCAACATGTACGGCAGGAAATTCCCCTATGTAAATAAAATACTTATTAGTCTCAAAAGTCATATTATGAAACTCTGTTGCGCCCTTCATTCTCTGTTTTAGTTCGTACATTAAATTATAAGCATCTGTTTTGGTCATAGGATTAGCCGGAGCATCCTCTATGCCAACTGAAATTGATTTTAAAATTGTTTCGTAACTCATTGCCGTCAAGCTTTTAATATCAACTACATTGCTAATACACATCAAAGGTAAACACAATTCGTAACATACGTATGGACTATTTATTCCAATTTATGGTGTATTTATTCCAATCACAGCAAACTCTAAGCTAAAATACGCAACACACGTACAATACTAACATCCCTCATTACCTGTAAGCCACAGTCCCTGGCGATAGGTGGGAAGGGTAAACACTATTCAATCACACTAAACAAAGTTTACTATTTATTATCCATAAACACTACCTGACATCCCGATATCCGTTGAGAGGCTTTTTGATAGTTTTGTCATGGTGGTTATCACCCAACTACAATCAAACAATGCAATAAATGAACCAAATACCAAAACGGTATACTATTACAATATGAGTAATAACAAAGGATGCTATCTAAATAACCATAGCTAAGATGGTATAGGATGGTAGCTATATATGACAGGTAGATGGTGTAAGCCATCAGGGCTATGGTGACAGTGCGCAATGGCTAATGGTGATGACAGCTTTCCATTGAGACAAGCTAATCAATCTTGGCTTATGCTTTGGTTAAATAGTAAAGTGGAAAAACAAGCCACCCCGGTCTGTAGGTTTTTAATCCATTTAGGGGGTGTGGCGTTGCAAAAGAGGGGGGATAATCCCTACTGGGTGTACGTATACCACAGAATAATTGACATGTAAAAACCTTGTATATATTAATACGGGATTTTTATTATTGTTAAAACACGGTGTAATATAAATATAATCAGTTAGTTAAGTGGTAGTAAGTGGTGTCAATAGAATGACTTATCAAGTGCCTGTTTTATCAACTGATTGACGGTGATATTGGTTGTGGTACGCAGAATATAAATATAAGTTTTGATGTGTACAATAGTTAAATAAAAAATAAATAGTGTCAATGTATTGATTGTTTAATAATAGTTATTACCTTTGGTTTAATGGCGAAAGAGACTAAAAAACCAGACTTAAGTATTGAGAAAATAGGGATAAATCCATTTACTGAGGGGTTGGAGATAGCGATTACAAAGAAGTCGGTTAAGGTTATAAATAAATTTGAGCAGTTAGATAAACGGGAGTATGATCTGGAGAGTACACCTTATACAAAAGTATTCGAGGTGGCGCAGCATAAGAAGCAGATAATTGATTTACCGATACGGTGTAAGGAATTATATTTATGGTTGATACATTCTATTGGGAAGGCGCAGGATATTATCTGGATAGATAAGTCTGATTACATGCGTAAAATGGGTATAAAGTCGGTAAATACATATAAGGATGCAATAAAAGTGTTATCCGATAATGCCTATATATATCCACATTCGAGCATAAAAAACACATACTGGATAAATCCTCATTTTTTCTTCAAAGGGTCGAGGATTAATAAGTATCCAAGAAATGTAGTAGTGAAGTCAACGATAGAAGAAAAATAAATTATCATAACCAATGGACTTACTTTATTTTTTACTCGCTGTTTTAGGAACTGTTGCGCTTTTATTAGTAGTGATAATAGCCATTTTACCGCTGATAGGTAGGTTTATGGATTTTATAGAAGATTTATATAACAAATAATGCCAAACCGTAAATACGATGCGATCATAGTCCACACCTCGGAAGACTGTACGATACATTTTCCGCAGGAAAAGTATGTTTACCGTGACCTGAAAGAGGAGTATCCTGACGGGGCTAAAGTTACCGTTGAGGTAAAGAGCCGCAGGAAGCCGAGGTCATTACGGCAAAACAATGTGCTGCACTGGTATCTGAATGAGATAGCCGATGAAACTGGCATGCCAATGGACACAATTAAAGACGTTATGAGACACAAATTCCTGTCAGTGGATGTAGTTGACCGGAATGGGGAGATAATGGCTGACAAGTCATCTGGTGAAGTTTTAAAGGCATATAGGAGTACTGCTGACTTATCGACTATTGAAATGATGACATTTTTAGAGGAAATAAGGCTTTGGAGTAATGATTTTTTGGGCTTAAAACTTCCCCTGCCAAACGAAGAAGTTGAATTAAAATTTAAATAATAGTGATATGGTAAATCATTTTAAAAAAGTAAATATCGACTTATTTAATACATCAGAGGATAATGCCTTCTTTACATCAGATAGAAAACATCGTATTTGGTTATGTAGAATATGGGATAAATCAAAGCCACGAGTAATGTTTATAGGTCTAAATCCTTCTACAGCCAATGAGACATCAAATGACCCTACTATAAGGCGCATACGTTCAATGGCTGCATCATGGGGATATGGCGGTGTTTATATGATGAACCTGTTTACTTTCATTAGTACCGACCCGAAAAAACTAAATATACAGGATGGTAATGTTTATAATGCTAATGGTTGGCTTATATCAACTGCCGAAAAGTGCGACAAGGTTGTTTTTGCCTGGGGCAACTTTAATGTTTTAGGTCGCGACAACGAAGTTAAACAGATGTTTCCCAACGCATATGCGCTCCATATTAATAAAAATGGTAGTCCAAAGCATCCGCTATATGTTAAATCAGACACAGAATTAATCAAATTTTTAAAACCAAATAAATAAACTATGACAACAAAACCAAAGGAAAGCCTTGAAAAGCTTTCAGATTACGTCACTATCACCGTGGAGCACCACTTCACCGATGCGGAACTACTTAAAAAGTCCAGTGAACTTGCCGGGCTGACGGCTGAGATCGAAATTCAGGAAGCCAAGAAAAAGGCTACCGGCGCAGAGTTTAAGAACAAGATCGACGGACTTAAGGCACAAGCAAAACTTGTGGCGGGCAACATCAACAACAAATGGGAGAACCAGGAGCGAGCCTGCGAACTTTACCTTGACTTTGAACGAAAGATTCGCCTGTACGACGACAAAATCACAGGTGAGCATCTTAAGACAGAGCCTTTCCATCAGTCCGACTTTGAGAAGCGCCAGTTAAAGATGAACCTTGACGCACAGATCGATGAAAATAACAAGACTGGCGACTTCGCAGAGGGTGATGCCTTAGATAAAGTGATTGCCACAAAGAAAGGTGGGAAAAAGGCTAAAGCTCACGCTGAGGACTACCTGATAGGTGACGGCCTCACCCGTGACAGGTTCGGTAACCTGACCGACCTTCCGCCAGCTGACTCGTTTGTATCAGTTGATGAGGATGAAGATTTACCAATAGAATAAATAACTTAAAACAATAAAATCATGTACGACAATTCAGAAAAAAGCCTACCAACTGAGATTAAATATACTAAAACCAATCAATTTATTAATAACGCCCATGCCTTAAATAAGGAATTTGAAGAAAAAATTTACCAATTGGATAATATAATCGGCAGACTCGACGGAATAGCTAATCGGTTAAATGGCAATGAATTTCCTAAGAATACCCCAATGACGGAACGAGGACAAACACCAGATTCGGCCAATAAAATTACACCCAAACCCAGCTTCTCAGGTATTATGGCTGAATTTGATAATTTGATAATTATTAAGAATAGTATTATTTCCAATATGCAAAGTAAATTAAACGAAGCATCTGAAACTATTTCATTTATTGAAGATCACATTTAATCTCCTACTTTTACTCCCTAAATCAGTTTAGAAATTGTTTGGCTTGGAGTACGGTGTGGTTACTGTACTCCTTTTTTATCAACATACTATTGACAATGAAATAATTTATATATATTTACAACCATGAACGAAACCTCACAATTACTCCCCTTAAAAGTTGACCGTACTAAATTAATTACTCAGGCAGCTTACGCAAAAAAAATTAATCTTAGCCGTCAGAGAGTAGGTGCTATGGTTAAGGCAAAACAAGTTAATACAGTAGAAATTTTAGGAACTGTTTTAATATTAATGGATTAAGGTGTGTTTTTTCGGCTTTATACATTTCACAATGTCAATAACTTAATTTAATTAGTATGCCCGATATAATATGTCAACATTGCGGTAGCATCAATGATTACCGAACTATTATGAAGTCAAATCAGGACACCGCTTGGTGTAATGGTTGTGACAAATTTATTAAAAACATCTCTCAGGGTAAGCCGCCTACTATTTATTTCGGCAAATATAATGGCCGTGAAATATCCTCTATGGTAACCACCGATGAGGTTAATTATCTAAGATGGGTAACCGATCAGAATTGGTGCAAAAGTCTATTAAAACGTCAAATATTATCCCACCTTATAACCATAGTAAAATGATAGATAAAAAGGTCTTTGAAATCAACATTGGGGATTGGGAACAGGACACGGGTTTTGTTAGGGTTTTGTTAGAGGGTTGTTTGCTAAAACTACTGTTTCAGCTCCATAAATCGGAAGAAAGAGGGGTATTTACCGCCAATATTAGGGCAATTTCGATACTTTTTAAGACAAATATTGAAGAAAGCAGGGAACTTTTGGCTGAAATATCTGAAAATAATCTACTAAATATTGAAGAAATTGAGCCCGATAAATTTTGTATAAAAAGTAGGCGTATGGTTCGTGAGGGCAATATTTCAACAAAAAGAACAGTAGCAAGATTGAGTTACTTAACAAAACCCCTATCAAAACCCTCAACAAAACCTTTGACCAACCCTCAAACCAACCCTCAACAAAAAGAGGGTTTTGTTAAGGACGACAATATATATATATATATTAAAGAAGTAGTTGAACTATTAAATAAGAAGAGTGGTAAAAATTTTTCTTCAAAAACTACTAAAACCAAAGACCTCATCAAGGCAAGATTTAATGATGGATTTACGATTGCTGATTTTGAAAAAGTTATAACTCAAAAATGCTCAGATTGGTTAGATGACCCAAAGTATGTTTTATATCTTCGACCCGAAACATTATTTGGGCAAAAATTTGAAGGATACGTGCAATCTATACCGAGAAATAAGCCAATGATAACCAAATCAGAAACTATATCCGAAGCTGAATATGCTAAACCTGCCTGAGTTTAAAGAGATTGAAGGATTACAGTTTGTTCCTTTGGCTGCAAGTAAAAAACCCTTACCGGAAGGATGGACAACAACAACAACCAGGTATGACTATCGTAAAGCAGAAGGGGTTGGGCTTGTTTGCGGAATATTATCAGGAAATATCGAGGCAATAGATATAGACCAAAAATATTCACTTGATGGTAAATTAGTAACAGATTATTCTGATGCTATAAAAAAATCAGATCCTAATATTTTAAACAAATTAGTTATTCAGAAAACACCATCGGGTGGTTATCATTTTATTTACCGGTGTCAAAAAATAGATGGTAATTTGAAATTAGCAAATCGATATACTACCAGTGAGGAAAAAAGATTTACTTATGACAAAACTTTAAAACACGAATTAGAGGTGGAAAAAAAATCAAATGATGAGTCAATAAAAGTGGCGACGAGAGCCATGGATGGAGATAAGGTACGTGTATTACTTGAAACACGCGGGGAAGGGGGTCAGATAGCTTGTTACCCAACCAAGGGTTATAAGTTTATCAGGGGTTCGTTTGAAACCATACAGGAAATAACAATAGAGGAAAAGGAACTGCTTTTTAGTATCGCAAGGCAATTTAATGAAGTTTTTGAGGTATATACACCAAAAGATAAAAAAGTACGCGTAACAAGCGGTATAAGCCCTTGCGATGATTATAACGAGCGTGGTGATGTAGAGGAATTACTTCAACTACATGGATGGAAAGTTGTCGGGCAAAAAGGGCAAAAGGTTTTGTTTTTAAGACCTGGAGATACCAAAGCAAGTCATTCTGGTAATTTTGATAGGGATAGAAATTGGTTTAGTGTTTTCACTACCTCAACTGTTTTTAATCCAGAGAAAGCATATTTGCCTTATATGGTTTATGCTATACTTGAATGCGATGGAGATGTTTCGGAAGCGACACGAAAGCTTTATGCACTTGATTACGGGGATAGGAAAGAAAAGGTTGCAGAAGTAAGAAATGATGTAACGAGTCGGATAGATATGCTCGATGATGATTTTTCATTTGTTGCTGGAGAAAAAGATTATAATGATTTTTTGATAAAACTTAGAAATGGAACATTTGAACTTGGAAAAACTACTGGTTTCCCTATTCTTGATACTTATTTTAGGTTAAAAAATTCAACTTTGGTTACCATAAATGGGCACGATAACGTTGGTAAATCTACCTTTATTTGGTATTTGGCCCTGTTATCAAATTTACTTCATGGATGGAAGTGGATAATTTACAGTTCCGAGAATAGTGTTGGGTCGGTAATGCGAAAGATGATTGAGTTTTACTGGTGTGAACATATAACTAAAATTACTGAAGAAAATTATCAGAAGGCTAAAACACATATTGAAGCAAATTTTAAAATAATATTGTCGGATGATGAGTTGTATAACTACCAAGATATACTTAAAATGACCAAAAAACTACTTTCAAAGGAAAAATTTAATGCGTTACTCATTGACCCATATAATTCTTTGAAAATGGATTTAAAGGCAAATACAAAATTAACCACCCATGATTATCATTATGAGGCATTAAGTGAAATTCAACTTTTCAAAAAGAAAAATGAACTCACAATTTTTTTGAATTGTCATGCCGTTACCAATGCACTCCGGGAAAAAACCAATCAAGGCTACGCTAAAGCGCCTGGCAAGGCAGATACCGAGGGTGGTGGTAAATTTGCTAATAAGACCGATGACTTTATAACACTTCACAGGCAGGTTGATAATCAGGATGAATACATGTGGACAGAATTTCACGTCAGGAAAGTTAAGGAAGTCGAAACAGGGGGTTCAATAACAAAAAAAGGTAATCTTATTCGAATTAGGTCACTTCGTGGTCTAGTCGGGTTTGAACAGGTAGATGACGATGGAAAAATATTTAACCCTGTTTTAAATTTTCACGGAGTTTACCAAGAAAAATTCGATAAAAAACCATTGATAAACCACTATGAGCCAATTAATACCCAGCAACCAATTAATTTTACAGAAAGCAAAAAGGAGCAGGAAGAATTTGTTTATGAAGTTCCAAACGGCGATGAATCAGAAGATGATCCTTTCTAAAAACAAAAAAGCCAGACTTGGCATCTGGCTTCTGAAAAAACTTGTCCCGGTAATTAAGACCAGCCTGCTATCACAGTAGCGTACGTTTCGATAAGAAGTATCTTTGATGTCTGCCTTGTCGGGCCAACAAAATACTCTACCTCTAAAGCGCAATTTGCCTGTGGATAGTTTAAGCTTGAATAAGCGTACGGGCCGCCAACTACGTTTGCTGCGATGAGCGTGTACGCCGGTGACGGTGATGGTGGAAATGGATTGAGTGGTGTGATTGCCCCGCAGGCCGGAAACGCGCCACTTGTTGGATTGACACCCTCGACTGTTGCTGCAAGGTGTACCTGTTGTGAACCTACTAATGCTCCCATGATGAAAAAGTTAAATTGTTTTTTACGAATGCTCGCATGCCCTTACTGGGGGTGCCTGAGCGTTAATTATTTTTTTTAATGCTTAAAGATAAATATTTTTTGGAATTATAGAATAAACCCGTATGTTTGGTTCAGCAATATCAACGTAACAGATATGAACAAAAAAATATTTAAGATTTCGGGGTGCGGTGTTTATGTTTTGCAGTTGGTATTGCTATTAACTCTTTTCATTACCCACCCCGTTAATTTTTAAATCATGAGTGAATCCATAAAAGAAAAAATCAAAATGTCTATACATATTACGGATATGTATAACAACTCAACATTTAAAATAGATTTTGAGTATCCAGCATACCCTGTTGGAGTGTATCAACCTGATATTGATCTTATGATGTCACATGTAGGAAAAATGGTTGGAAAGGACAAGGAAGTAAAAAAATGAGTTTAATAGCCATGTGTTCCTATTCCACCGAAGAAAACGGTAAGCTGAAATGTATGAAGCAGACCATTGAAAGCCTGTTTAATACCGTAGACCTTACCAAACATCGATTGGTTATCATTGATAATAATTCCTGCAAAGAAGCAGTAGATTGGCTCAGGACACTATTGCTATCCGAAAAAAACATTACTCTGATTTTCAATAAACAAAACCTAGGGACTGCAAGAGGAATAAATTTGGCCTTGCAGATGCGCGAAGCTGGCGAGTACTGTATCAAATGCGACGATGACTGGTCAACAGGTTACGTAGGTTGGGTGGAAGAAATGGAAGCGCAGATCAACGCTAATCCTAAAATCGGGATACTTGGATTAAAAAGAGACGACGTGTACGGTCAGATGGTAGAAGACGGCGAACTGCTTTGGTGCCACGACATTTTCGGCACCTGCACGATGTATAATCACTTGATGATCGATAAGATTGGCGGACTTGTCCAATGCAGCCAAAAATATGGCTTTGATGACTCAATATACAGTGTTAGGTCAGAAGCAGCAGGATTTAAGAATGCCTTTATGAAAAATATTAAGATAGTTAATTTGGACGAGGGTGGCACAGAATACACAGAGTGGAAAAAAAGGGAAGCAGGTGTTTACTTACAGGAAGCATCAACATTGATGGACTTGATAAAAAAGGGCCAACTGGATTATTATTACGATTTTGATTAAAAAAATATGATTAACGGAGACTCAGGAGAATACGAAGTGTTATTGAAGGGTGTTGAACTTTCAAAAGAAGTCGAAGGATTACTTTGCGAGGTTGGACTTCGTGAAGGTCTCGGCACAAAAACAATTATTGACGCCGCGGTAATACATCGCGCTGGTTCAACTGTTATCAGCATTGACCCATACGGAAGTATTCTGTACAAGCCTCGCGATCATATGCCTGAGTGCAGGTTAGATTATACCAATCAAATGGGTAAGCAGTGTGTAGCTGATTTAGCTGCCTATGTGATTGATAAAAATGTAGACTGGCAGTTCTTTAAAACCACAGACATAAGGTTCTTTGAGCAATATGTTGATGGAGTAGAACTTTACGATTTAGAAGCCAGAAGATGCAACAAATACGCATTCGTTCATTTGGATGGGCCACATTCTGTTGATGCAGTATGTCATGAGATAGATTGGTTTGCTATAAGAATGGACGCAGACGCTATTATCTGCATTGACGATATAACTCCTGATTTTATTCCATTGGAAGTTGTTGAGGATTATATGGGGGTAAATGATGAAAATGGCAGGTTTGAACGGGTTTTCAAAGGAATGAAAAAAGCATTATACAGAAAATTATGAGCGAAGAAATAAATTGTGTGCTAATCACTGTTTGTTCCAGAACAGACGAATATGGCTTTGAAATGCTGAAAAAATCAGTAGATAAGTTTAACTGGCCGTTTATATTGCTTAAAACAGATTGGAAGGGTTTTGGAACAAAACTTATAGCTACTTACGAATTTCTAAAGTCCGACAGTGTAAAACATATTACTCATTTTTTTTTCTGCGATGCTTATGATGTTGTGGTACTATCCACAATGGAATCAGCGCTGCTTGCTATTCAGGATAAGAATAAGATACTTGTGGGAGCGGAACGCGGACTGTGGCCGCCTGACTTACAAGTTTACGATAATAAGTTCGAGCATTTTGAGCACGGGTTTAACTATATCAACTCAGGTCTCTATTTTGCCCCAAAAGAAGTGTTTATAGAGCACTTTGAACAAAACAGACCCGAATACTCGACTGACGATCAAAAGTGGCTCACAGAGGCTTATTTAAACCAAAAATCGCATAATATCATCCTTGACAATAACTGCGACGTGTTTCAGAACTACTCTTTTATTAAAGAGGATGATTATGAATACAACGCGACCGTCTTGTTTAATTTAAAAACTAAAACATTTCCTGTATTTGTTCATGGGAATGGCAGAACCGATATGACAAAGGTTTATGAACTTATAAATAGTAAAAACATGGAAAATACAAAAATATCAACCCAAAAAGAAGTGATTGAGTTTCGGGAGTTAGCCTTGAGAACTGCATTACAGTTAAATCCATCAAAAGTGGGATACAATCAAGGAATAGGACAACTTGACCATACAACAGTTTCTGTTACTAAACTACTTTCAGATGCAGATGGGATTTACGAGTGGTTAATCAAGGGAATATGAACCTACTTGATCTTAAAAACAATTGGGTAGATGAACCCGATTACCATAAGCATATTCATGAATTATTTATTGAATTGGTTAATGGTAATTGGGGATTAAATGACCATCGAACCTATGTTGAAACAAAGGTGTTTGGGATGGGTGAACGTTCTTTTTGGTGGCTATGGAAAATAATACTCGAAGAATTGCCTCAAAACCCTAAATTACTGGAAATAGGTGTGTTTAAGGGGGCTACAATCTCTCTTTGGAAGTTGCTGCGGGAAGATGCACAGGTATTCGGCGTTACGCCGCTTGACGGACGCGGTACAGGGTGGACAGAAGATGATTATTGGGCGCATATCCTCAAAATATATAATGATTTTAGTCTTGAGCAGCCTACACTGTTTGTAGGTAGTTCACTTGACTCAGAGATAGTAAAACAGGCTGGACAACAATCCCCATATTCAGTAGTGTATATTGACGGATCACATGATTTTTCTGATGTGGTTAATGATTTAGCCAATTACCCACCAATGGTAGAATCAGGGGGTTATTTGGTTATAGATGATGCATCTTGCCGCACTAAACAGCCATTCGGGTATTTTCAAGGCATAGCAGATGTATGTCAAGCTTTAGAATTATGGGAAAGTACAGATTTAGCTAAAGACTTCGAGTTTCAATTCAATGTAGTTCACATTATGGTTTATAAAAGGATATGAATTTGAAAGATATATTCATTAACAAGGCGTTTTTTGCGTATATTTTGGGTTTTTTATGGGGTATATTTACTCATTGGTTGATGATTAAATCAAAGAAAAAATGACCAAAATACTATACTTCGATCATTTCTCAGCAGCTACTGAATTTTATAGGCTCATGCCGTTAGAGTATCTTAAGTCAGACCAATTTACAATTACCCGCTCGACAGAAAAAAATATTAACATGATGGTTATTGAGCCATACGATGTTATTATATTCTCCCGTCCCTCATCAGAGGCCCATGTAAATGCCATTAAACTTTGTAAAGATCAGCACAAGAAAGTTATCGGAGATTTCGATGACGACATTTTGCACGTGCCACAGGAAAACCCAATGTACGCGACCTACGAAATTGAAAAATCTAATAGCATTAAGTGTTTGGCGATGTGTGATGAACTTTGGGTGGCTACGGATGGTATAAAAAAGAGTTACCGGCTATACAATAAAAACATTCATATAATACCGAATGCCCATAACGACACTATATTCCCGGTAAAAAACAAGAAACCATTTGAGTTTAATAAAGTGGCAATGTGGCGGGGCGGTGGTAGTCATATCGGGGATATTTACGCTCCGAAGGTAACTGAGTATATCATTGATATGATAAACAGTAATCCTGTTTGGAAGTTCTACAGTTTGGGGCAACGCTTTGAATTTATTGAGTATCGCCTTACTGAGAGTAACTATTACAGGAATGATGGGGCGAGTACGATACAGTTTTACAAAATGATGCAGGAATTTCAGCCATGCGCTTTCTATTACCCGTTAAACAGCAATATATTCAACCAGGGAAAGAGCAACTGTAGCTTTTTGGAGAGTGTTTATTCAGGTGCGGCTTACTTCGGCAATACAGACCTGTCGGAGATACAAAAACCCGGTGTGATGCATTACATGGAGTTAAAAGATATGATGCGCATGTCTGATAAGAAGTTGGCTAAAATACTGGACTCAAACCATAAGAAAAGTTGGCAGTACATTGAGCAGCACCTTTTGTTGTCCAAAATCAATTTGCGTCGTTTATCGCGTTTAACTAAATTTGTTTCATGAGTCTTTTCCCTGAAATAGAAAGTAAGTACTTGAATAAGGCTGTATATCGCATACAAACTACAGTACGTAGAAAAATTAACGGTGTTTGGTACTTAATACCAGTTGTTTATGATGTACAGTATATGAGCAATATTGAAGAAAATTTTGCTATCTTCTTTAAAGAGTGCCGACAAAGTAGTACGGATGTATATTTTGAAAACAATACTTCGAAATTAACTAAAGATAAGAATCAGAATGACGCCATCTAAAAATAACATTTTAGTTAAGTTTGACCCTGTACCAACTATATCAGGACTTATTACGCCTGAACGGTACAAAATACAGGACGGTGACGCAGATGAAAATACCGCTTATGGTGTGACTACCAACCGTAAACTAATCAACCCGCAGGTTATTACTATCCTTTCCGGTGAACATAACGGTAAAAGAGCATTTGTATACTACGGCGCGTATGAAATAGCGAAATGGCCTGAACCGGAACTGGCGATCATACCCGAAGCAACGATACTTTTCTTTATTGAGCCGATACAACCAGTTTCAGGAACTTATTTAGGTGAAGAAGTATTTACCGAGGGAGAAAAGACAGCAAGTGGTATATACATTACCCCATTCGCTGAAAAGAAAGAGGGGGTCTTAATAAAGATTACCCATATTCCACAGGAAAACGGAATTAAGTATGGCGACAAGCATATTCAACTTGGCGACACCGTAGTAACCGTTGACAGCTATCAATACGACCTGAGGTATCAGGATAAAAAATATATTAAACTTCGGGATACGGAGATAGTAGGCGTAAAAACAGACAATGGCTTTATTCCTGTTGGTGACAGGGTGTTGCTTGAATATCTGCCCGATGAGGATTTACTGGAACGGCAGGCCGAGAACGAAAAACGTTTTCAAATATTGGAAACCATGTCAAAGCGTTACCTGCACTTGGGCGATATGCCTAACGGGGAACTGCCTGAGCATCTAAGACCAGTAAAAGAGCCTAATTTTACGCAGGCAAAGCTATTAGCAATAGGGAATGAAGTAAAATTAGCTGAGTTAATTGAGCCTATTGGTAATATACCTATTTCTTTAATTGGGAATAAAATAATTAAAGGAAAACTGGAAGATACGGTAATGGTATTCCGTTATAGGGGATGCCTACTACCAAGTGGGCAATGGATAACAAGTATTGACAATGTGGTTGGAGTAATGACAATGTGATATGATGGGCAGACCAAAACTTGTAAGAAGTGACGACGAAAAGGAACGCATTATAGCTAAACTAAGGCGGGAGATTGCTAACTTAAAGCGAAACCCTGTTTCCTCTTTCATAGAAAGGAAACCTGATTACCACTATTCTTTATCAGGATTTTATATTGTCAGGAAGTGGTGTTTTTTTAATGGGCTAACGTATCATCAGCTTGAAATAATGGTTATCTTTAGTTTTTACCAATATTTCGTCATACGGGACATGACTTTGTGGAACTTAAATTTCAAGGTATATCAGAATGCACTAAGGGATTTAGTGGCACTTGGTTATATTATCAAGGTCGATATACCCGGGCAGCGCCATAAAATAAGAAAAGGATGGGCGCTTACACAGAAGGGCAAGGATGTAGAAAAGGACTATGAGAAGTTTTACGATGAAAAGATGTCTGATTTTAAAAACAGGACGGCAGGCGACAAGCCTAACTCTAAGATGCGATTTCAGGATGGGCAGTATTTCAGGCGGGAGCGTAAATTAAAGAAAGAACGCCGGGAAGCACAAGGCGGCGGTGAACTGCCAAAATCAATCAAATTTTTGGATAGGTACAAAGACTCCTACCCTGACGCAAAACCAAACGATGAACAAGCCTGATTTAGAAAAAGCGACAAAAGATGAGTTGAAGGCATATATAGCCTGTCAGGAATCAGTTATGGGCGGCGTAAGCAACCTGATAGCTGAACTTAAGGTTTCCTGTGATATATTGGCTCAGGATGTTAAACGAGCCAACGAGGGTAAGGAAGATGGTTTTATCCTGCTTAATGACGGGAAGAACTTTCAGCGTATCATGACTATGGTTAAAAACGTAGAGTTTTTTAAAACTTTAGAAAACGGTAAAGAGGTAAAAGAAAAGGGTGGCAAAAAGCCAATTGAAATATCTGAAACTAATGGTCAACTAAAAAAACCAAAGCTTAATGTTCAGGATTTTGTAATAAAAGCGTAGTTTAGGCATGTGAATAGAGAAAGTTGCAAGTTAGCTATTGAGAATTTTGATCGTATCCGTGTTATCGGTGAGATCACAGTTACCTTACCTGAACCCCCCAAGTGGAATACTATTGCAAACCATAAGCTGGCCGCCGAAAAGCAATTTTTCCTTTATCCGCAGATACCACAACATATTACCGAAGAATTTTTACAGGAAGAAGTCATCAAACTCAATGGTGGTTTTTGGTTTTTTAATGGTGGCCGATTGGAATATATCTCGGATACCCATTATCTGTATCTTGCTTACTGGAAAGACAAGGGTAAGACCATGCGTTTTATCGACGCTCAAAGGGACGTATACCTATGGTGGCAGCAGATAGAAAAACTTCCGAACATGGCGGGCGGTAATTTAGCTACTAACCGCCGTTTTGGTAAAAGTAATATCGCCAACTGTATTGTATACAAAAGAACAACATCCGGGGAGTACCGGCGTGGAGGTATGCAGTCTAAAACTAATAGTGACGTAAAAACATTATTTAATAAATTGGTATCATCATGGTCACAACTGCCAAACTTCCTAAAACCAGTTGATAGTGGTGAAACGAGGCCAGCTACCACGCTTGATTTCTCAGAACCACGCCGGAAAGCATCCAAAGACCTTGAAAAGATTTACGGAGAAGCTCTCAACTCATCTATAGATCATCGGTCATCGGTTGAAGAAGCTTATGATGGTGAAGAACTGTATACAATGGAGGATGATGAAGTTGGCAAAACCTCGGAGGTAAATACCGACACGCGTTATTATACCTATCGTTTCTGTTTGCAAAAAGGTTCATCGATTACCGGGAAATGTATCCGTACAACGACTGTGGATGATATGGAGAAAAAAGGTGGCGCGAACTTCAAAAAGACATGGGATGCGTCAAGGATTTCTACCACCAATCCAAAAACAGGCCGCACCGAAAGCTACCTGACTAATTTATTTATTCCTGCCGACTACGGTTATTTAGGCGAACACCCTGTAACGGGAGAAAAGTTTGTGGATGACCACGGTTATTCCAACAGGCAGGCCGCACGGGACTTCATACTATCCTTATGGGAAAATCTTGAAGGGGATGACTTAGCCAAGGCACAACAAAAAGACCCACTATCTGAAAAGCATATGTGGCAGATGAAGAACTTTGGCGGTATCTTCGATAATGAACTTTTACAACTGCAACTCGATTATCTTGAACGTACTAACGATCATGAAGATGAAAACGCCCCTATTAATTTAGTTACACGTGTTACTTTTTACCGTGACGAATCAGGCGTACACTGGCGTCACGACAAGAACGGAAACTGTCAGATGGTATGGGATTTTACCCATCAATCAGATACTAATAAGAAAAAGGCTGGAAGCGGTGGCGGGTGGGCGCCTGGAAACGATGAAAGCTTTGCGATAGGAGTTGACCCCATTGGCGCCACTATGACCACTGGCGACGAAAAGTCACAGGCAGTAGCTTATGTATACCGAAAAGGTGACATTAACGACCCTGAAAATAGTGGGATGTTGGTATTGAGGTATGCCCCTAAACGTGGTAGTATACGTCTAAAATCAGATTTTCACAAGTATGTTATGATGCTTTGCGAGTATTATGGGTGTAAGGCTAATTATGAAAGCGATGTCGAGGATTATTATGAAAAGTTTATTGAGGAAGGTTTCCGTCACTATGTGATGTGGAGGCCGAAATGTACCATCGATCCGATGAGGCGCAATGTGAAGTACAAATATGGTACGCCATCAAAAGACCCGTTCGCCCTGCAAAAACAACATGATATAGCCGATGAGTACATCAAAACGCGCTACCACAAGATTTATTTCGTGGAAGTGGTACGGCAACTGATTACTTTTGACAAGGACGACAGAACGCATTCAGATGATTGTATCGCATTCTTTATGGCACTTATTGGCGGCGTAGAAAAGAAAATGGACAATAAACCAAAAACATCGGGTATGGCTATACTTCCCGTATTTAATAAACCCGTAAAATTAAAATTCAGGCACTCCGCATAAGCACTATATCAAAATTAATTTATATTTGATTAAAAAAATGTATAGATGTATCCCCAAACCGCGTTAACAGAATCCCCTTTAGCCCCCGACAGAAGGAAAGACAGCCCAGAATTTGGCTTAAAAGTGCTTCGGCAGTGTTATAACAGGTGGAAAAATGGCTACGGCGGGGAAACCTACAGCGACCGTATGCTGCGATACGAAAAGAACCGCTTGTACTCAATGGGTAAACAACCCGAAGAACAATACCGTGATTTAATTAAAATAGAGGGGACGCCGGTAGTACTAAACCTTGACTATAGCCCCTTAGCCATAGCTACGCCGCTTTTAAATGCTAAACTTGACCGATACCTTGAACGGGTAGAAAAAATAAAGTGCAAGGCATCCGGGCAGGTAGCATCCAATAAGCGCAAAAAAGAAAAGGACGAGGCTAAGTTCAAGATGAACTATCGCCCGGCGATACAGCAACTCCAACAGCAAGCGGGACTACACTTAGAGGATTTCTCAGACCACGACCCAAAATCAGAACGGGAACTGGATGTGCGCTTTAAAACCAAGCCACTGCGCGAAGAACTTATTATGCAATTATCTGAAAACATCGTTTTTGAACAAAATGAGTGGGCAGATGTGATAAAAAAGCGGCTGATATGGGATACATTTAACTGCGGATGGTGCGTAACATTAACCGAACTGAATGCCAACGGATGGATAAAGACACCTGCTGTAAAGCCGGAAGGGTTTATCACTTCCTATTCAGAACTGGATAACTTCGAGGACTGGCAGTGGCAGGGGCAACGCCGAAGTATGGCAATTACCGAAGTTCGCCTGCGCATGGAAGGTAAGAAAAAGGTTGATGGTACACCTGTCATCACCGAAGAAGACCTATGGAACTTAGCCGTGAAGTTTTCTTCAAGCTACGGAAACTCATCGGATTGGTATTGTGATTGGGACTCTGACTTCAATACAGCCCTTGCACGCCCTTATGACGCGGTGAATGTAGAAATAGTTGACCTGTACTACAAAACGCTCTATAACCTCAAGAAAGTAGTCATAAAGAACAAATACGGCAAGGAGAACATTATTGACCCCAGTGACGTTGACCCAAAAAGCCCAAAGGTGGGTATGGAAGACCTGAGTTCAAAACCTTATTATGTCGCCTATCACGGTGTTTGGATTATAGATACCTCCCATGTGTTGGAATGGGGACTGGCAAAAAACATGCTTAAGCCGAATAATAATTTGGTAGAGATACGCAGCCCGTATACCATCCACATGCACAATAACACCCATTGTCGCAATACGCCGCTTGTGGAGACGATGATACCCCTTATCGACCTGATACAAAACATTCACATGCAGACGCAGAAGATCATCGCGATGACCGCGCCGGATGGGTTCACCATCGATGTTTTAGGTATTTCCAACATTGATATGGGGCAAGGGGCAGGCGTATTATCGCCGATGCAACTATTTGGTATCTTTCTGCAAACAGGTAATCAGTACTTCATGAGCAAGGATGTAGAGGGTGATATGGGACAGCAAGCACCCCCTATTACGCCAAATAATCATCCTTTCAGCGATAAGCTTACCCAACTGGACAACCAGTTCTGGATGGCCTATAAGAAGCTACAGATCATCACAGGGGACAATAATTTGGCAAGCGGCAATATTACCAATCAGGCAACAGCTAATTCTACGCTGAATGATGCAAGGGAAATAGCAGAAGAACCAAGCAATTATGTGTATAAAACAGTTTTAAACGTGCATAAGGGCACTGCTAAAAATGTTGAACTACTGTTACTGGATAAGTTCTTCCTGAAAGACGACACTTTTGACGGCTATATGCTTGCTATCGGTGAAGATGACGTGAAATATATGAGGGACATGAGCGGCGATATTGCTGACTTAATGTTTGATACGAAAATAGAAATAGCACTTGATAAAGCAGATCAGGAACTTTGGAACAGAAGGATAGAAATAGCCCTTGAACAAAATCAGATAACACTTGCCGATGTTGCAGAGTTATATATGATAGATGATTCAACACTACGGTCATTTATGCTCGCACAAAAAGCAAAAGATAAAAAAGCGGAAGATGCTGAAATAGCCAAGCAGAATACACAGAACAACTTGGAACAAGCTAAAGCCGCTGCGGACACCAAAGGGCAGCACGATTCCCAATTGGAGCAATTGAGTCATCAAAACAAGTTGGAGCAAATGCAGAAACAACAAGATGGTGAGTCAATCAAACAGGCATTTACGTGGTCGGGTGTCTTAAAAGAGAAGGTTGCAGATGCGATATTATCTAAACCAGATGCAAAACTTAGCGATGTGCCTCCGTTCATATGGGAAGGGTTAGGCGTTATTGACGAGGCTCAGAAACAAGTTATACTTGATTCTTTACAGCAGGCAGCCCAACGTAAACAACAGGCGGCTCAAGAGGCTCAGGCGCAGCAAAATCAACAGCCACCACCCGGACAACTACCTCAAGGTGCTTCACAACAACAACCGACTTGATTAATGAATGAAGTGGATGAAGATTAAATACCATCCTATAATCATTAATATTGCAGCAGTTCCACGTAGTCCCCAATGATATTGAAACCCAACAAGATTAGGAACAAATGGCAGAAATGTCATTAAAGTGAACAGGATAGTAGATAACCATACGAATATTGGCAATACATTCATGTTAAGTAAACATTTTATTATTCGATATGTTTCAACCTCATTTTTATTTATTTGCAAAATTAAAACATAGTGTATAATTTAGTAAAAATATTTAAACATGGCAGACGAGAACAACGAAATAGATTTTGACAGCCCCGAATTTGACGCAGCTATTGAGGAAGCCCGTAACAGAAGCAAGGAAACAGCTACAACGGTTGTTGATAATACTGCTGAAAATACAGATGCTACTCCGGCCGCCGCAGCAACCACGACAGTTGATACTACAACTCAAACTACTGCCGCAGATACAAGCACCCCAAACTATGGCGAGTACTTCAAAACAACATCAGAAGGGCTTATCAACAGTGAGGATGAGTTTAAGGCCGCTCTAACCAAAGTTAAGAACTACGACAGTCTTGAAACCAAATTAAAAGATACAGAAACCAAGATACCGACCTTTAAAAACCCGGAAAGTGAAGCCCTGTTCAACGCATGGACAGGCGGCGAAAAGGACGCGGTAATCAACTATATCAAGGAAACGCAGAAGGACTACAAAACCATGTCCGACTACGATGTTCGCCTTGAAGCGATATCCAAAGCCAACCCGAACTGGACAAAAGCAGAGGTTGACCTTGAAATGCGCACCACCTACGGCGAACAGTTGGAAAAAATTGACCTTGCCTCTATTGACAAGGAACTTGAGCCGGACGAGTATAAAGAGGCCATAGCCCATAATAAAGAGGTAGACCGTAACCTATTGCTGTTACAGCGTGACGCAAGGGATGACCGCTACAAACTGATCGAACAGCAAAGCAAAATAGAATTACCACAAATAAAAAAAGCAGAAGCGCCAGCACCCACCACACAGCCGACAGAAGCAGAACTTGCCGAAGCGACCAATAGGTGGGTAAAGAATGTGGAGGACAACCTGCCAAAGCTTTCTAACATCAAAATGAACATAGACAACAAGGAGGTGGAATATGTTCGCTCAGACGATGAAAAGAAGGAATTGACGGAATACATGAAGACCTTCAACATTTTCAACTTTGCCAAAGAAAGCGGATGGTATAACGAGGATGGTACGCCAAACTCTTTAAAGATTGCCGAGGATGTGCACTTTTTAAAGAACAGGGAAGCGGTTACCAAATCATTTGCCACGCAGGTAAAGACCGATACAACCAAAAACGTGTTTAAACAGATCAAGAACGTAGACGGTACGTATACAGAGGTCGATACCCGGCAAGCCTTTGACAGCCTCGAAGAAGCTGCATGGGATGCCATTGACAAAGCAAAAGCGAAGCGCAAGGCTGCACAGGAACAGGAATAATTAACCATTAAAAAGAAAAAAACGTCATGGCAGCAACGCCCGTATCCACCCCCAACGCGTACGCCTCACCGGAGATAACCCGCGGCAGTACCCTCCTTTCCGAACTAAACATTGTTCGTGAGAGAACCCACCTTGAATTTTTTAAGAAATATGGCTTCAACGCCTACATGCTGATGACACAGTTATCAGGCGGTGTGTTAAAGATTAAATCCAGCGATGCTGAGAATAAGCTTTTTTACCACTACGAGGACTTTGGCCGTGACATGGGCTACGTCACCGCAGCATCCAACTTTAATTCCAGCGGTGTAAATACCTCAGCTACCGTATCGGTAACCACAGGAAGCTACTCTGCTAACGGCACACGGTTCTTACCAGCCATTAACGGCGTGTTTTATAACTCCCGTACCGGCGTAGAAAGTATCGTAAACGCTACCCCGAACACCACTACTCCATTTGCCTTTACCTTTACTATTATCCCTACTGTAGCAGGTACGGATGTATCAGGGCTGGCGGGCGATGAGCTACAGTTCCGTGGATTCAAATATTTGGGTGAGGCATCCGACTATACGACTACCATCGTAAAGAACATTGCCAAGTACACCAACTACTGTACACAGCATCGTATGGATTCCAAAATCTCTGATTTGGCGATGATGGAAATGACCGACCTGATTTACAAGGGTCAGCACTATTTCCTGTTAAAGCAGACAGATGACGACACTAACCGCTTCATTCAGGAAGCAGAGTTGTTGTTACTGGACTCTAACCTTGCCACCAACTTAACGGTTGATAGCGGTACTTTAGGTTTGAAGCAGTGGATACAGCAGTACGGTATCAACATCCTGTACCCATCATTTAACGTGCAGTCGACCTTTGCTGACATTGAGCGTAAACTCGATGCCGAGGCCGCGCCGATGAGCGCTGACTGGTTGCAGGACACCAATCAGAACATCGAGTTCAACCTTGCTTTAGGTAACGAGTTCAACAACGGTGCTATCGTGTACGAGATGACCGACCTACGCAGGGGCTTTAAGAAATATACCCCGATGTTCCGTGAGTTTTCGATCACCCGTTATACGCCGATCTCTGACAAGAGGTTCTACGGCGCTGTAGCAGCCTCGATCAATGATAACTCAGGTTACATCATCCCTACCGGCAAGCGTGACCTGTCAGGAGATATGTCAAAAGACGATATGCCTCAGATGATAAAACGTTATCAGGAAATTGAGGGCAAAAAGGTGTACGCATGGGACACTGGCGCGCTATCAACCAACGGTAAAACAGGTAAGATGGAAAAGATCATTTCACAGATCGAGTACCCGGGCCTTACCGTACAGGGTGCAAACCAGTTCATATACATCAAAAAGGGCTAATTAATTAAGCAGATACGGGGATAGCAATAACGCTGTCCCCTTTTTTAATAAACAATATGGAAAATACAGTAGCAGAACTGAAACCATTCAGGGCAGGAAAAAGGAAGTTAGCCGTTGATGAGGAAAAGATATACGAATTTGAACTGGCTACCCGGTATGAAGCATCACGTCCGCGTGATAAAAAAACGGATACACCGCTTGGCTCAGGATGGCCGCCATCATTCAGTTATCCCAACCACGGCACGGCTTATAACGAGGTCACGAAGAAGTTTGAGAACTGGCGCTTTATCGAGGGACAACCCTCTATTTTTGTGAGTGAGCAAGCCGAACTGGAAAACTACGAAAAAGAGCAGGTCCACGAGATGCTTGGACAGGCAGAGAACCAATTGGAGTTTAAAGACGGCAGGATGATGGTACGCGGAGATAATGCCGGGCAACTGAGGTTAAGGGCGCTATTTGCTCAGGATTATTTTGAGGGCAACGACAATCCCCGAAGGAAAAATTTAGCCAAACAGTTTATGTTCAGGCTGAACAACCCGGATGCGATACTGGAAAAATCACTTACAGAAAAAGACTTGGCTTTTGCCACGATGCAGCAGGCAAGAAACTGTACCATTACAGAAATGCTTGCCGTGGCACTGATTATGGGGATTGATATCAGCGATACTACCAATTCAGGGCTGAACCGGATTAAGAACGCTTTCTTGGCTAAGGCTGAGTACGACCCTAAAAACCCTAAAGGACTGGAATTTTTCATGCAGGTAATTAACAACCCGGCCACCAAGACAAAATACCTGTTTGCTCAGGGTTTGGCTAAAAGCATTATCTCAGCAGAACAGATACCGGGTAAGCTAACATGGGCAAAGCCACAGACACCTATCATGGATTTACAGGGACATGTAGCCCCGGCAGATGAGTTAACTTCACTGGTGATTGACAGGGATAAACTGGCTATCGAGGTGATGAAAGAAATTGAAGCACAGTTAGGATAATTTGGTTCATAGGTTTATAATTTGGTGAAGTCCCGATGCGCAAATGCCGCGGGACTTTTTTATGCATAAAAAAAAGCCTTGCGATGGCAAAGCTTAAGTTTTTTAGGCGCTTTCTGTTTAAGCAGCAGGCGGCGGCGCTACCGAAGCGGTAAACGAAATTTGGAATGCAGCCAAAGCGTTTAATGCTGTTTCTAAATCAGCAAGTGCCTGACTTAATCCTGAGAGGGTGCTGTTTTGCAAGCCTGTAAAAGCCGTTTGAACGTTGGTAACGAGGGTTGCAAGGTCAGTTTGATTGTCTTCGATGTCAATTGAGATGTTAGCCATTTTTTCAATGTTTTTAATTGTTAATACTTCTTTTCCATTTAAATATACACAGAGATTCTCATGTTCAAAACGATGACAATATGAATGCCTGTATTTCATGCTATAAAGCTATATAATTTTATTTTAAATAAATGTATATTTGGGCATGTATTCAATCGATGACGTTAAAAAACTATTCTCTGACCGTGCGGGTACACGTGGTATCAGTTCTAACGTAACCCCGGCAAAATTCAACAGGTTTTGGGGTTCAGCAGAGTTAAAGTTTTTTAATACCATGTATGATGAATATTCCCGTAAACAGACTATTTCAGATAGTATCTCCAAATGGATGAGCGACCCCACTATCCTGAATATCCCCGCTTCCGGGAATGTCCTTTTACCTACCAATTTATTACATGTGGATAGTATGAGTGCATATCTACCCGGTACAGGAACGGCTATAGGTTCACTCAAAACGCTCACAGGGGGCACAGGGTACACCAATGGCACTTACCCCAAAATCGCGCTCACAGGCGGAACAGGAACTGGCGCTAAAGCAACGATAGTAGTAGTGGCAGGTATAGTAACATCGGTAACCTTAACGGCGTTAGGAATAGGTTATACTGTTAACGACTCCCTTTCAGCATCAGGACTTGGCGGAGGCACGTTATTTAGTATTTTGGTAGCCAGTTTAGTAGGTACAGTAGCCTATAGGGTAAAAAGGGTGGAGAAGCAACGGCTTGCAGCTAACTTGTCGAGTCAGTATGACGCCCCAACTGCCGAATTTCCTATTTACAGCCAGTTTTCAAGTTCATTCCAGTTTTATCCCCTAAACTTAGGGGTAGCCTCAATGGTGATGCTGCAACAACCGGTATGGTCATTGTGGGCATATACCCTGAATGGTTATATCGCCACCCTTACTGGATTGGTTGGTGGTGTTGGGTATACCAACGGGACTTATACAAATGTGCCGTTAACAGGGGGTGCGGGAAGTGGCGCTTTAGCTACGGTAGTTGTTTCAGGCGCAGTGGTAACAAGCGTTACATTGACCAATCCGGGTAAGCTTTATTTAACTGGTGATGTATTGTCGGCCATAGCGGCCAATATTGGGGGGACAGGTTCAGGTTTTCATATTACCGTATCAAGTTTGGTAGCGGGTTCTATTCGTCCTGTTTATGATCCTACAAACAGCGTTCAGTTTTTATGGAATGATGATGATGTGAGCACAATTATTGATTTAGCGCTTCAAGATGCCGCGCAGTCTGCCCGCGATACCGAACTACAACAATTTGCTCAAATGCAAAGTAAAACCCAACAGTAATGGCCACATCTTATAGGAAATTTTCTCAGGAAATAATTGATGCCCACTATGGCGATAAGGCACTCCCCGAAGCAGGCATAACGCAACGGTTCATTGCTGAATGGGTAGCTATGCTGGTCGCTAAAGCAGCAGTAAAAAGTGCTTTTGTGAGTTCTAACGCTTTGGAATGCACATATGCCAACGATCAGTTTATATCGGTGTTTTATAACTGCCCCTTGCTTACTGATGCTGTTACAGGCGATAGGTATTCAGTAATGCCAGCAACTCCGGCAGGATTACCAAAGATGCGAGAAATAGCCCAGATATCTTTTGTGGGTTCACCGGGACTATTTGTCGTGCCGGAAGATAATAAGGATGAGTTTATAGAAAGTCAGTTACCGCCGCTTCCATCAAATATTATCCTTTTTAAAGTGGAAGGTGGCAACATAGTGTTCCCTCGATTGCCAAAAATTATCAATAGTGCGGTAAATATGAAGCTAATTGGCGCAGTTCCACCGGGAACTACTATACTTGATAGTGTACTTAATGTGCCGAAAGATGTTGAACAAGATATCAGGGCTGAAATATTAAATGGATTGGCACTTAATTATAAAGTATTACCACAAACCATAGAAACAGGTGAACCATCATGAGTAATATAGGAATACGTCAGCTTATTTTAGAATATATGGGGTCAAAAGACGAAGGCAGTGATGTATTTCGCCGTCTTTTTCGCATTGCATCATTACAAGGGGTTCGCAAGTTTACTATGGATGTGACGGGAACATTCAGAACCCAACTACTCACTATTTCACCTAACCATACTGTGCCTTTCCCTGATGATTATCTTGATTACTCCATGATTGGCATAATTAATTCACAAGGTGAGGGAGTCCCACTAAAGCACAACGAAGAAATATTAGGTATTAAGAGAGCGTTTTTAGCCTCACAAAATAAGTTGGTAGGCGTACCTGAACTGCCCGGATTTATAAATATGCTCAATACGCTAGGCTTTCCCTTATTTTGGTGGAATTTTCAATGGGGCGGCAATTGGGTGCATCTTTACGGTGCAGAGGGTGGACAACCAAATATAGGCGAGTTTAATATCGATGAGGATAATAAGTGCTTTTTAATTAATCCCGAATTTCCTTACAGCGAAATATTAGTAGAATACCTGAGCAACGGCTTTGATTGTTCCTGTAACGACTATAAGATACATACTTTTGCCACTGATGCCTTTTTAGCTTGGCTCAGGTGGAAAGATGCCATAGACAGTAAAAAGGCAAGTGATAGCAGGGTAAAGTATTTGAGAAGTGAGTTCGGAAGGGAAAAATTGATGGCTAAAATGAGGCTAAATCCTGTAAGGGTACAGGAAATGGAGCGTGTTTACAGGTCAAGAATTAAACTTGTAGCAAGGGCATAAGATGGCTATTAAAGACGATCTTAAGCGGTTCAAAAGGGGCGGAGTTGACTCAGATTCAGCCTCGGAAGATGTTGCCGTAAATGATGCTCTTGATCGTGTAAATTTGCGCAATACCGGAACGGGCGGTCAGGAACTTGGCTATGATACGAATATTGAGTCCAACACCTTACTTGCAGGGATGCTTCTTGCGGGGTTTAACGGATGTAATGGCGGCGGTAATTTTGATGATATCCGCAAGGCCGCGATATTCAGGACTAATTCAGCCGGTAAAAACCAGATACTACTTTATGATTATGACAGCAACAGTTATACGCCTATCTACACTGATGTAACCGATAGCGGCGGCGCTACTTTATTGCCACTTGACCCCGCCAATTGGGTAAACTGCATTTTAGTAAACGACACCTACTTGATATGGACGGCACGTAACCTTGAAGTTGGATATACCAACCTGCAAAAATTGGCGTCAGGTGCTTACGGTACGGTACTGGCAGAGGATTTAATGCTCCTTAAGCCGCAATGTATGATACCGCCGACAGGCACGTATGGCAGCGATAACGGGCAGCCCGCTAATTACCTGTACGGGAAATTGCCGCAGTTTATTGTACAGTGGGTAAACGAAGAATTTAACTATTCAGCGTGGAGTACCCGAAGTAAGCGCATAGTACCCTTTCAGCAGCAGACACCCACGTTGGGCGTTGATGTAACGCAAAACAATTATATCATTGTTTCTGTCAATGCAGGTTCGGTAAGAACGCAAACGATTAACATCGGGTGCCAGTTTGACGATAGTGGTGTATTTAGCCAAATAAAGACCGTAGAGCGTAGTTATGTCGTTGCCTTACCCAATACATCGGTTGATGTGGCAACGGAGATTTTAGAGGCTTATGACCCCGCTACCAACCTTTATAGCTTCGCCTTTTATAACAACGCTATAGCCATCCCTATCCCCTCAACGGAAACCGACCTTACTTTTGATCAGATATGGCCATCAAACAGTTCTGAAAATATTAATGGCAATATCGTGGGGATAGCCGATTGGAACACTTTATACGGCAGGCCAAGTATCCCTGTTACCGTTGCCGCTACCGGCTACAATGCCAACATCGCTATTCCGGCAGGTACATATCCTGATCCACTCAGGACAGTACGCTTTTTTCCGGGGGCATCCGGTAGCGGCGCAGGCAATCACAGGCGTATCATATCTATTACTTTAGGGGGCACACCACATACGGGTGATACTATTTTTGTACGGGTAGCTGATATACGCAATGCAAACAGTGTAAAAAATATTAATTACACTGTCCCTTTAGCCCTTGACGGCAATTTAGTCGGGGTCATAGCGGCCTACGTCCCTGAGTTTGAAAACTCATCCTATACCGATAACGGGGATGGTACATTTACTATCACATGGATAGATGACCCTTACTTTGGCGGGGTACTGTTTTCAGTTGAATTGTTTTTCGCAGGTGCAACAGTAGCCAACTCTATACCGACTGTACTTGACAATGCACCGTATACTTTGGCACTGGGTATACGTGACCAGTACGGGCGGTTTTTCCCATTGGATACCGATAACCAGTTTGAAGTATCCACGCCCTCTTATGCGCAGGTAAACGGCAACGCGATGGAGCTGTCGTGGACTATCAAGAATGCTGCTGCGCCAAAAGGTGCTTTTGATGCCCAATGGCTAATAACTGTACCGCCTGTTACCAAAGTACTCGATTCGATAGCTACCATACTCAACTATAAAGGCGCGTGGAACGCATCAACCAATTCTCCTGCGCTGGCAATTAACTCGGGGAATATCGGCGACACTTACCAGATCACTACCCCTGCATCCCCTGCCGTACCGTCATTATATCATGATTTAGGTAACGGCGCAAGTTATCCCACAGGCGACTATATCACTAATGTTGGCGGCAGTTCTGACGGGTCAGCAAACGGGCAGTATTACGCCGTGTTACCAAAAACTTTCGGCAACCTTGCGGGGGTAGGAAGTATATTAGTTTTTAGCCTCAATTCACTCTCCCTCTTAAATCAGGAATACAGCGACCAAAACATCAATACGAACCTTGTCTATGATTTTGCGCCCGGCGACCGTTGCACCCTGCATTATTGGATAGACGGTAGCGGCAATATCAACTATTTTAACCAGCCCTGTATTGATTTAACCGTATTGGGCTTTGACGCAGGCACAAATTTGGTCAAGGTAGAAAACTCATCTGCACTTACCTTTTCAGGGGGGCACACGCTTTATAACGGCAATCAAATCGATGCAAGGAACATTTTTTTACGCCTTTATTCCCCTGCGCCACAGGTATCGGCTCAATCACAGACCACATGGTATGAAATAGGGGAAAGGATAACGATCACCAATGGATTATTCGACAAGCTTGCAGGCGTAATTATTGATGGGGGCGCTTACTATAAAACAAGGCAGTTCCCGGACGGGGTGCTACCTTATGCCAAGCCGCCAATCAGCGTACTGGCGACCGACCTTAACTATTCTGATTTTTATGTTTCCAATTTCTGGTCAAAGGGGATGGCTCGAACTTTTTACGACCAACTCGAACAAACAGAAAGAAAGGCCAACATCATTACGAGCCAAAAGTATATTACAGGATCGCGCGTAAACGGACTAAACCGTTTTTATCCTGAAAACGTGTACGGTGACGGAGACGGTCAGTGTTCATCCTCACAGGGTGCTATACAGGCGATGTGGCAGCGTGGCAACGTACTTGTAGTGATGCAGGAAGGAAATATCTTCTACATTCCGGTAAACGAAGCCTATCAGGTACTTAATGACCAGTTAACAGGTATTGCCATTTCGGAAAAGTTGCTTAATAACGGCAGATACGAAACGAGGGGTATTGGTATCGGAAAAGCTAAGGAAAGCTTTTGCAAGAGGTACGACACAGGGTACTTCATTTCACCATTTGACAGCCAGCCAATGGAAATAACACTGGGTGGGGTATTGCCCATTAGTGGTAAGCGGTCAAAGTATTTCAAGGGAATTATTCAGGCTGCCTATTCTTTAGGGAAACGCCTGCACCTGTACTACGATACCTATTATGAAGAAGTAGTAGTTTGTATTCAGTCGCAGGCCGGAATTATAAAGTTGTTCCCTTTTGATGCATCCGACTGGAATCCCAACGATAGCTATGCAATTGCCCCTGCGGGGATAACGGCCAATAACGGCAGCCATAGCACCGTAGCGTATAATTCAAGCACTGGACTTGCTACCTATACGCCCGCCACCAATTATATAGGGAATGACGTAGCAACTTTCAGTTTTGACCCCGGAACAGGCGTGATTACTAAAAATGTGTGCCTAAACTGGACGGCAGGAAGCGGAAGCGTCAACCCATTTGCTTTCACTGCTTTAATAAATCAGGCATTAAGTACCCTTTTAGATAGCAATATTATTGGGATAGCAGGTAACTCATTCCCGGTAGCTATAAGTATTACGGGTGGCGAATATAGTATCAATGGCGGCTCTTGGACAAGCAGTGCGGGGACAGTTAACTCAGGCGATAATGTACAGGTGCGTCAAACAAGTTCAGCAAGTAATAGTACCACAACAACGGCAACATTAACGGTAGACGGGTTCTCCGCAGACTTTGACGTTACTACATTAGCAGGAGGGTCACCGGCGACCATAAATATTAATAATACCACTACGGACTTTACTATTGCCTTTGTAAAGGTATATTTGGGGGCAACGATTGTTTATAGTCATACCAATATTGGCCCCGGAGGCTCTATTTCAGGAACTTTATCTGCGGGCACTTATGATGTGAACGTAAAGATACTTTCAAGCACAGACGGCGGCACAGGTACTTTGACTATAGATTCAAGTGGTACGCCTACGACATATCCTGTATCTGCGTTTGGATTAACAACTACTCAAACAGGGGTACTTACAAACATAATCGTGGAAATTGACCCATAAATATGGCAACTTACATAGGCATAGAAAATAATCCTATAGTCGTTAATTTGCTTACTCAGGCAAACGATACAGGATGGAATTTACCCGGGGATGGGACAGCAGTTCATGTGACGTGTAATAGTGGTTACGCCAATTTGCTAAATTACCCAGTTTTTGCAGGGCATATATATTCAATTACCTATACCATACTTTCAATTTCAAGTGGCAACGTTCAGGCTTTTGTAGGGGGTCAAGGGGGTGGTGTTTATACTTCGCCTGATATTATTGTAGAAACCATTACTGCCTCAGCAGACGGGATAATCAGGCTTTTTTCTAATGCTAACTGCACAGTACAGTTATTCAATGTAAAAGATGTGACTTTAGATGATGCGGTGACAGTCATTTATTCGGCATTAAATAAGAACTGGTCGGACAGCCGGACACTTTACCCTGATTTTGGGCTTTCTATCTATGAGCGCACTATTTTATCACAAAATGGGAATATTTACTTTCAGCAAAACGGCTCTGACGACAGAAATAATTTTTTTGGTACAGCATACCAAAGTTCTATTAAATTTGTAGATGCAAAAAACCCTGATATTATTAACGGTTTTGAGTCGTTGAATTATCAGGCCAATATGTTATTGGTAACTACCCCTGATGGTGTAACAACATCTTTGGGGCAAGTGAGTACTTTGATAGATACTGATTTTATTAAGGAAAAGCTACAATCGGCAGGACTTGAAGTTATAAACTATCAAAAGGATAATGTGTATTCAGCATCCTTTTTGCCGGATAGCAACGAAGATACGGTGAACGGTTCGGGGCTACGCGGCAACTACTGTATTGTAGAATTGATAACCGTAGATGGGAGTACACCGCTTAAATTATTTAGTGTAGAAGTAAAAACAGCACATATACCAATAGGAGCCCGTTAAAAAATAAAAATCATGAGCAAGCAACAAACAGTACCACCATCAGCCACCCCAACAAGTTTGGCAACTCCTACAGACGGGACACCCCACGCACCGTTGACTAACGAAGAAAAGCAATACTGGAACGGATTTGTCGATTATTTAGATAAGCAGGGGTATAAGGGTTCGACAGCTTTGGACAATAGGAATATGTCTCTTGGGCAAAACCTATTAAAAAAGTACAATGAAATGCGGCCATCCAATGCTGTGAAGTATGAAGATATAGCTCGCGTACAGGCTGATTTGCAGAATTACCGTGCCAACCTTGTTGACCAATGGAAAAAAGGAAAGGCGCAGTCCGATCAGGTAAAGACCGAAAACGATATTATGCCGGGACTGTCAAAAGTTGATAACTGGCTTGGCAGTAAAACGAGCAGTTATAAATTCCCTACGGCAGTTTTGACTGTAAATGGGAAAACACAGGACTTTGGAACAAATACTCAGGCTTACGATCAAACCATGTCACAGATAAAGAAATGAACGACGTAGAAGCCGCTAAAACATTGGATATCTTTTTCGATACCAAAAGAATCCCTCAAAAGTGGAAAGAGATTGATAAAATTGAGGGATATATCGCCTCATTGCCCGTACAAGTGACGGGAGATATTTATGAAGAGGGTACGCCGGGTCTTTATACACGTCAAATAACGCTACCTAAAGGCACTTTACTAACCAGTAGGATACATAAGACTTGTCACCCTTTTGTGGTCTTAGAAGGCGCTATTTCGGTATATAATACGTTAGGTGACACTCAGGATTTATACACCACAGGCTATAGGGGTGTAACGATGCCAGGCACAAGAAGGGTACTTTACACACATGAACTTACTAAATGGGTTACATTCCATCCTACAGACAGAATTGGGTATGATTTTTTTGGTTTGAATAAGTCGGAACAACAAAGTATATTTGATGAGGTGATGAAAGATATTATTCAGGAATATTATAATCCCGCTTTAGTTAATTTTGATGAAGGAATTTTTATTTAGAAACGGAGGTATATTTTGTCTGCATTGATAGTTGGCGCTTCTGCCGCAGTTTTAGGTACAGGAATCAAAGCTTACGAAGGTTTGCATCAAGAAGCGCAAGCCAATGCTATTCAAAAGAATCTAAAAGACCCAACCTATAATATACCTCAAGAATTCTACCAAAATAGGGAGATAGCCCGTCAAATGGCCGAGCAGGGCTTACCACAGGCTGTTATCAATAATCAGAATAACCGAATTAACCAAAATCAAGCTGCCGCTATTGACGCGGTATCCAAATCGGCTAATCCGGGAACAGGTATAGCCAGTGTGGTACGTCAAGGGAACGCCGCGGGGGACACTTTAGCAGCAGAGGACGCACAGGCACGGCAAAATAATCAACGGTACTTCATTGACCAAAATAAAGCCGTAGCAGGGCAGGAACTCGCTAAACAGCAGAATGATGTATTTGACAAGTACACCCGTAACTTTAACCAGATGCAGGCGTACAGGGGCGCAGGGATGCAAAATGTCAACAGTGAGGTTAACGATGTGACCCAGTTGGGGATGATGGGTGTCAATTATGCCGCAGGACAGAGTACACCTACCGACCCTAACTATGTCAATAGAGCCAATGACCCAACACTTTCAGGAGTGGATACTATGACGGGGTACGGATTACCACCATTAAGAACTCAACTTTATCAATAATGGGAGTTGGAAATCTTCAAATTGGAATTGGGCAAGGAGGTGCCCAAGAGTTTGGTGCAAATCCTGCCGTTGCTCAATTTGGGCAAATATTAGCACAGAAAAAAGCCAAGCAGGATGCCGATAATAAATATTTGGCCGAGACATTGGCGCAGGCAAAACCGGAAGGGTTGCGAAACGATGCTGACAGACAGAATTTTTATAAAAAGTATGCTGACCTGAAAAATCAGGCTATTTCAGCCGAAAACGAACCCAATAAGTTTAAAAAGGCGATGGCGCTTGCTAATGTGAGGCAGGGGGTGATGGATTTAAACAGCTACGTCGACGAAAGTAAAAAACAGGCCGCAAAGGAAAATATGTTTGCACAGGCCTACATGCAGAACCCCACCGCGTGGAGCGACCAAAGCATAGATACGCACCGCAAAAGCACCAACCTTGCCGTAGACGACCCTAATGTAGTAAAAGACTACACCACCTTAGCCCGTCAGCCCGATTTAGTGAAACTGGACACCCGTTTAAAACATATCAGGGATAATGAACTGTTGAGCGGTATACAAGGGGAGAACATGATTACTGGTAGGCAAAAGATCGGTAATAAAATGGTCAACACAGTGCAGACAAAATATACTGCCGACCTCGCCGACGTGAACCATGCTTACCTCAACGAGTTTGACATTAACCCCGACTTTCAGCATCATCTTGTTTCGCAGTACGGTCATGCTATACCACCGGGACTATCGCCACAAGATCAAAAGGCAGCTTTGGTGGGTGCTTATGTAAAGGATTTGGGGGAGGTGAGTAAATACGGCCCTGTTAAGGAAAACATGGACAGGCCTGCTCCGCAACCTTCATGGATGGAAAGCTGGTTCATGGCGCATGGTGGCGTACCTTATAATACCAATACTGCCGCACAGCAGAACATGACACCAATTTACCGTCAGAAATGGGTAGGTGATATGCTCAGCGGTGTGCCATCAAGCGGTGAGGCGCTAAAAGCTAAATTAGGCGCTGATCCCTCTTATCAGGGTGAGTTGCAGATTAACGATACGGCCATACCCGGTAAAATAGCGTTTAATGTACCGCCAAAGCGTAAATATGTGCCCGAAAATGCGAATGCAGAGGCGCATTGGGAACAGGTAGCCCCTGCCCGGCAGGTGGTTATCGATAAGAAAGACCCTAACGCAAATATCAAGCTGAATGAGTTAACCAATGAACTGACAGGGGAAAAGGTGGATATATCCGCTTTACAAACACCGGGGGGAAAAAAACACATTGGTACGCCTCAGCAACAACAAAAAGCTGCCACTTCTAAAACACCGAAACAGGTGCATGGCGCACAGGATTACGATGCCCTGCAACCGGGAGAGTATTATATGGCACCAAATGGTAAACTGTATCAGAAAAAGTAATAACTTTATGCGATGAGCAAACAGCAGTTGACACCACCGGAAAGCGATGTACTTGTACAAGACAAGAATACATGGCAACCACCGTCTACTGATGTGGAAGTAAAAAAAAAATCGTCATCATCATTCGATTTCACGCATGGTTATACTCCTACACGGGAAGATTTAAAGACAAAAAAATCTTACGTCGATTTAGAAAGTGGATTCGACAAATCCGGGAATGGCTCAAAAACTTCCCAACCTTCCCCGCAGAACATTGAATTGTCTAATCAGTTAAATAGCGCTTTAAAAGCTTATCAGAGCCATCTTTCACCAGAAGAAAAGAAAGACCAGTCTAAAGTGGAGCAAGCCATACAAAATAGGCAGCCAGACCGCATAAGAGCCACTACAAAGGATGAACAAGACTCGCAGCACGCTATGGATACCACAATGGGTAAAGTAGGTAAGTCGCTTACTTATCTTGGCTCTAAAACAAGCAAAGGCGCGGTGCAGATAGCCAAAGGTGGCGCTTGGGTATTTAACCATTTAAATACTGGACTGAGTGATACTGAGAGCAAAGGACAAAAAGACTTTTGGGATAAAGTAGATAAAATTACCGATTTTGGTATTACCAAAGGTCAGGAGCAACAAATTGAGGGTGGCAAGGGTATGCTCGCAGGTGCAGTGAAAACAGGCGGTATGATGGCTGAAATAGCCCCATCGCTGTCGGGTGGTGAATTTACCCAATTACCAAAGACTTTTTTTGCCCTGCAAGGCCTTGGACAGGGGAAAGAAACAATAGACGCTGTTGACCCCGATAAAAAGCTTCATCCCTTAGTCCGGGATGCTTTTGTAATTGGCAGTGGTGCGGTGAACGGCTTATTAATGGGCGATTTAGGTGAGAATGTATTTGGCAAGATGCCTGCGGGGCTTAGAAAGAATATAGTCACGGATATTGTTGCTAATGCCATGAAAGAAGGTGCAGGCAAAGAATTAACTGATGGGGGCTTTAAACAACTACTGAACAACGGCGCTAAGGACTTTGCAGAGAAGTTTCAGCGCTTCGGTGTTTCTGCCCTATCTAAATATAATAAGAGCGTAGTTGACCTATCTGCCCTAAATGCCGCTAATTTTGCCTTAAAGAAAGGCGTGGACGCCACTACAGATAAACCAGTATTTAATGAGTCTACAGGCGATTTGGCGCACAATATCGAGGATATAGTAACTAAGCAAGCGCCATTATTTGCCGCAATAGGTGCTGTACCCGAGGCGACTAAATTATTGCCTTATTCCAACTTCAAGAATGATATCGTAGAGCACGTTATCAATAACCCGAATGATGCTGAAAATATAAAGGCTAAAATGGCTGATTTGGGTCAGAAAAGCGGATGGACACCGGAAGAAATACAAGCCACTAACACCCATGTTGATCAGATAGCGGAAGCTGCTAAAAAACTACCGGAGAACATCAAACCGGAGAAACGTGCCGACGGGGTGCAGCTTTTATTGGACAGGGATAAATTGCAGGGAGAACTCACCAAAGAACAATCAAAGCGTGAGGGTTTTGACGAATCAGTAAAAGATATACCCTCAAAGCAGGAAGAATATCTGACCGATAAGGTAGATCAGGCTAACGATAAATTGCGTAGCTTAGTTACAGGGAAACCAACAACTTATTCAAAGGGTGTTGGCGAGGAAGAAGGTAAGTTTTTTAAGACTACAGATGGTAAGAAGGAAGAAATTACAGAATCGAGATATAATTTAGAGAATTTAGAACGTACATCAAAACAACAGCAAAATGAAAACAATGAAAATGCCCAAAAAGGACACCAAGAAGAAGGAAAAACCGGGAATGAAGAAAAAGGGATTCCCACCGAAGAAAAAGAAAGCAATGTAAACAAGGTGGGGGCTGAAAATGTTCCCACCATTACAAAGGAAGGAGACATTAGTCATGCCATTAAAGAAGGGGACGAGCCCCAAAATAGTGAGCAAGAACATCAAAGAACTACACAATGGGAAAACATTCAGCCACACAGCAGCGAAGTTCGGCAAGAAACGGGCGGACAAACAGGCGGTAGCGATAGCACTGAACCAAAAGCGGAAAAGCCGAGGTTCAAAATAAAAGGTGACGTAATTACCCCTTTACCACCGGAAGAACACGAAGAAGCTAACTCCCTTTTGCAGGAACTTCACGGTATTACCATAAAAGATATTGAAGATGAGCAGCAAGAACGAAACACCAGCAGCGAAGCAACTGCGCCTGCTAACGCTGATGAGAAAGGCATTCAACAGCCCGCGAATGACGGCGTTGGAGATGCTGGAAAAACTCCAACAGGTGAAGCAGCACAAGGAAAAGAAGAAGCAGAGCCAGTCGGGATACGTAACAAGGATGTTGAAAAAGAGCGGGATAAAAGCGTAGACCGCACTCATAAAACTAAAGAGGAAATTGATTTGGAAGGAAAGCGCCTTGTTGATAGCGGAGAACTTCACCCCGATAACTTTGCCCAATCCATTATTGATAACCCGCGCCCTGCAACCGCCGAAGAACAGGCGGCGCTCTTATACCACAAAACCAAACTAAAAAACAAAAACAGGCAACTCGCTAAAGACCTGACACCTGAAAATCAGGTAGAGTTTGCCCGTAATGAAGACCTTATTGAACAGAATCGTAAAGCCACTGAAATTATAGGTAACGAAACAGGCCGTACCTTAGGCAGCCGTACCGAGCAGATGTTAGAGGATTATTCCCGTATCAGCGTACTTAATCGGGCTAAAATGGCGCAAGGTGGTGAGTTGTCACCAAAAGATGAAGCGGAACTAACTGAACGCACCAAAAGAATTGAAGAACTGGAAGGGCAATTAGCTGACAGGGAGGAAGAAATACGCAAGCTACAAGAAGGCGGGTTAGTAGGTCAGGTGCATAAGGCATCGGCAGCAGAGGCACGTGCAGCCAAGCGGGAGGTGACTAAAGCAGCACTACGTAAAGAACGTGAGGGTTTACTTGCCGAACTGCATGTTATCGCCCGTAAGAGCATGAAAAGCGCGGGAGCTAACAAAATCCCTGTGGAGATGATTGTGCCGCTTACAAAACTGGCAAGGAACTATGTTTTAGACGGTATGACAACACTTTCAGGCGTAGCTGATAAAATATACACTGACTTAAAAGAACACGTTGAAGGGCTTAAAAAAGAGCATATAGAGGATATTCTGAAAGAGGAGTTTCCAAAATACCTCGATGAACAAAACTTAGTAAGATTAGGCAGGGCGAAAAAATTACAGCAAACCAAACTCGAAAAACTAAAAGAGCAGCAGGAAAGTGGGAACTTCGAAAAAAGGGTATTAAGAAAGATACAGGTTGATAATGACTATTTGCGTATTCGTGCTGAAATCAACAGGGAACAACAGCGCATTAACAAAAAGATACAGCAGATAGAGGACTCACAGAAATCATTTAACAGGAAAATAGTTGATATAGCCGTTAAATACGGTCGTCAAGCTAAACTAGCCTCTATATCTGTATTGGGTAAGCTTTCAGCTACAGGGCTTGCCACAATAGGGTTAAAACCAGTCACAGAAGGTATAGGGAAAGGCGTATCCGCTATCTTGCCTAAAATAGCCAAAAGATCAAGCGTTGAAGGGAGTGTAGGGCGTTCTGCCATGAAACAGGGGGCAGAATTGACAGGCAGCGTTGGTTCGTTATCTCAAGCTTACGGTAGAGCCTTTACGTTAGGGATGCAGGACGCTTACCAAGAACTGATTGGTGCAGGAAGTAACCTGAGTAACTTATATAAAGAACGTGGCGCTACGCTGCCATCGGAAGCTAAGGAATTTTTCGGTCATTTACACAGTGCTATTAAAGCGCCTATTAAAAGATTTGCTTGGGAGCATTCCTACGCTAAGAGAGTAGCAAAAACCATACAGAACGGCCTTGACCCGTTAGACCCCATCATTGACGCCAAAAACAGGATTGATGCCTATAAGGATGGTGATAAAGCTATATTTATGGGTGATAACCAGCTATCTAAAGTGTATGAAAATGCCGTTGGTTCACTGGAAAGAAGTAATTCATCCTCAGCACGTACAGCGGCGGCAGCCATGCGTATTTTACTTCCATTCGTAAAAGTACCTACCAACATCGTTTTAGAGGGTGCTAAGTATTCTTTTGGGCTTGCGTCAGGCGTTACAAGGCTTGGCAGGGCATTAATAAAGGGAATGGATAATCTGACTCCCGAAGAAGCTGATACGATATTAGAACACCTTAAAAAAGGCTCTATAGGCGGTGCGGCAATGTTAATCGGATTTTACAATCCTAAAAACTTTGGTGGTTTTTATCAGCAGGGTAAAAAAGGCAAAGTGCCACCGGGAGATATTGAGGTTGACGGCATAAAGATACCAGCATTTTTAGTAGAGCATCCTATTTTTATAGCAGCGCAGGTAGGTGCTAATTTCAGACAGTTACTGGATAAATATCGTAATAAAGATGAAAGGATACCTGTAGCTACTTTAGCAACATTAAGTGGGTTAGGCTACGAAGTGCCACAGGCGAATGAGATTAAAAGATTAGTAGACCTGACGGGCAATGTTCGGTCGTTAAAAGAATGGCAAAAGTTCTTAGGCCAAACGATAAAAGGAGAGGTAGAGCCTGCCGCTATACAGCAAATAGCACAGTGGACAGACCCCAAAGAGGGCGCTGATACATTGATACCGGGATTAGCTTTTACTGATAAGACACAACAAAAAAGGAAGCCTGAAACTAAAAAAGGAATGATAAAATATATCAAGGAAGATTTAGAAACAGGTATACCGGGGTTAAGGCAGAACGTTAAAAAAGGAAAGTAATGTCAAGGAGGTATAGAGGTAAGAGCGGAGCACTTATAAAAGGAAGTCATGATAATAATGGCTGTCTTATTTTTTTTATAATAGTTGTTTTAATTTTAATAATATGGGCGAACTTAAAAAAATAGTAATTGAGATAATACCTCACAAAGACCAAAGGTATGAGACTTGCGGTGATTGGGCACTTGATGAAGATGGTGTTATGCAGGTGAAGGTTTCTGATTTCGGTCTTGAAATTGAAAATTTTATGGTAGCTATTCATGAAGTTATCGAACTGATATTATTGCGTCATAGAGGCGTAACGGATAAGGATATTGATAAATTTGACTTTGAATTTGAAGAACGCGTAAAACGCGGAGAAAACGGCAGAAATGATGAGCCTGGTTTTGCTACCGATAGCCCTTATTTGCAGGAACATACTTTAGCTACCTCAGTAGAACTTCAAATGTGTGCTTTGGCTAAAATTAACTGGAATGAATACAGTGCTAAAATAGAAAATCTATTCAATGATTGATTTAAGCGATAAAACGGCATTAGTTTTTGATAGAGGCTCATTTATGAAGCTTGCTGAGAGGCTCGGCCGTGACTTTAAAAAGGTGTATTATTTTAATCCCTGCCATAAATCAACCTATCCTAAGTTCACAGAGGCAATGATCGGTCAAGGGCTTAAATCAGAAAATGTGGAGTGGATACAGGATTTTTACGATGTAGAGCCTGACATCTATGTGTTTCCCGACTCTTACGATGGGGACTTGCAGATACATCTTCGTTCATTAGGGAAAAGGGTATTCGGTTCAGGTAAGTGCGAAGAACTTGAATTGCTGAGGTGCGAAACATTAGAGTATATGGCAGAACTTGGTTTGCCTATTCCCGACTATGAAGAAATAAAAGGATTGGATGCACTCAGGGAATACCTGAAAGAGAACAAAGATGTTTATGTCAAGTGTGACCGCTATAGGGGTACGTTTGAAACGTTCCATAGTGAGAATTATAAACTATCCGAGCCACTTTTAGATAAATTAGAGTCCGAACTGGGCCCAGCTAAAAACTTATTATACTTTTCTGTTTTTGACCCGATTGAGGGCGTGGAGATTGCTTATGATGGTTACTGCATAGATGGGCAATACCCGGAAAAAACAATTTACGGTATTGAGGTTAAGGATATGGGATATATTGGCCATGTAAAGGACTATAATAAGCTCTACAAGGAGATAACTAACATCAATGACAAGTTAGCTCCCACACTTAAAATAAATCAATACAGGAACTTTATAAGCCCTGAAATGAGAGTTGACAAAAAAGGTGTTGGCTACATTCAAGATTTTTGCTGTAGGCAGCCTTCACCGGTTTCCGAATGTTACTACGAACTTTTAAAGAATTTTTCAGAAATAGTTTGGGAAGGTGCGGATGGAGTATTAATTGAGCCGGAGTTTCAAGCCGAATACGCCATGACACTTGTTATTAGTTCTGACTGGGCAATGGAACATTGGCAAGCGGTTTATTTTCCAAAGGAGATCGGCCAGTGGATAAAACTACGCAGTTACACTATTATCGATGGTACTTATTATATCATTCCAAATGTACTTGATAAGAATGATTGTATAGGTGTGGTAGTGGCTATAGGTAAATCTTTAGAAGATTGCGCTAAGAAGATAAATGGTTATGCCGAACTGATAAAAGGATATCGTATAAATATTCCATGTGCTACTGTAGAAAAGATGCAAAAGGAAATTGAATCAGGTGAAAAGATTGGCATAAAGTTTTAATTATAATTTTCTATATATTTACGCAACAAAAACAGCAACGGCATGGAAATTTTGGTCAGTACAAGCAATACAATTTATAGTGTTAATTTTGACTCTATAGGAAAAACGCTTACTATAAGCGGAGTGAACAATTTTCCGTTGGATGTTTACTCTTTACGAGAGGTATATGACGTTACTCACGCAGGGTATTGCGGATTGCCGAATATCAATCAGTTTGCGTGGTTCAGGTCAAATGGGTTGCCTATTTTTGTATGGGGACTAAATAATTTACCTGCCGGAGCAGCTAATGGGGATACCTTAAATGCATTGCTTGATATACCACAAAATCAGTCTAAGTTATCATTACAGCAAAAACAGGCGACCGCTTCGGCAGGAACGCCCGGCACGTTTGTATCAGGAGAAACTCCGACCGGAACGATAAACAGTACAAATACTGCGTTTACGTTAGCTAACGCACCTATAACAGGTGCTGTGGTATTGTTATACACCCCCTTAAACCAACCGACACAGTTTTTAACTACCACTAATGATTTTACGATATCTGGAAGTAATGTTACGATGAACGTAGCCCCACTAACAGGTAGTTCACTAATAGCGCTCTACTATCACTAAAAGACAATGGCAATAATTACATCAGGAACAGTAACAAATTCTCTCGTAGGCACATTGCTTACTTTTACAGATACGACTACTGGCTATTCGTTGCCCATTATTTCCAAAACACTTACTGTTTTTGATGCTTATGGCAACCAGTTAACTAATCCGCCAATCAATATGGGAAGTGCTACTGTAGCCACTTTTGCGATCTCGGCCGATGCATGGTATTCTTTCGTAATGAATGTTACCGATCAGGCAGGCACTTACCAAGTAACCGTTAATTTCCTTGCTGAAAACATTTATATCGCCTCATTCCTGAATGCGATGGTAAATACGGGTTGCGGATGCGCTCCGGGAATGTTTTGTAACCTGAATAAGGCTGAACTGAGCATATCTGCCGCCGAGCGCTTTGCATTAGCAGGTAGCGGGGCTGCTGCTGACGTTCTAATAACAAGTGCCAACGTTTACGTAAACTTATAATATGCCGTCTCAAGCACAACTTCAAGCGACCATCCTCACCGCGCAACTTAAGCTGGCAAATATTGTATTAACCAATGTTAATGCGGAAAAGGGTGGTAATACTGCGGTAAACTGGTGGCCTGCACAACGCTTCTCTTTAAATATTAAAGCCCTTTTAAGGCAATATACCTTAGGTGACTATACCTCGGCATCTTTACAGGCTGTTTATAGGTGTGTGACGACCCTGATAGGCTTTGACGCTACGTTAAATCAGATTGACCCCAACTATCAGTCATCAGGTAACACTATTATCATCGAAACTACAGGTAACTTCACCCAAAGCGACAGGATACCATTCGGCCCGGTTAATTCTCTCGTCATCGATAACTGGGTGACTAATTACTACCCTATTTACGGCGACAACCCGGAAGTGCAGATATTTATCGGTAACGCGACGGACGGCTACCAGCAGGATGAGCAGACCACGCCTGTTCCGGCCTTTCCCGGCAATGATATCACGCAGCGGCTGCAAAGCCTGACATGGACATGGGGGGTAGCGACGTCAGGGTATTATATTATTTCAGGCAAAAAACCATCATCATGAAGAAGTTATTACTACTGTTAGTTGTTTTGTGTACATGGTTTTCCGGGTATTCTCAGACGCGACCTGTCAATGGTAAACAACTTGGACAAACGACTCCCTACCTTGAACCGTCAACAAACAGGCTGTGGTGGTTTAACCCTACCTACGGGTGGTGGGTGACCCCTGACAGCACGTATATTAAAAAGTTTGGTGGCGGCGATACGATTAGCTTTACGCATAACTTCAAAAACAACGGCACACCTACCAATGCTATAATCGACGTTGCCGATACTATAAAAAAGACCAATTGGGTCTTAAAAGGCGGTCTTGTTTTACAGGGATTGCCGGATACCACAGTAGGATTTAGAACGGTGGTAATCAGGGCAGACGGCAGGTTACAGACCGTACCATACAACGGTACATCGACCAATGGGGTGCTATCAGGATTGGCCTTATCGGTATCAGGCAGCATCCTTACAGTCAGTCCGGGCACATGGCGAATAACCAATACGATCTATAGTAAAGGCACATCGACGTTGTTTACCCTTTCAGCGCAGGATAGTATATTGAGTAGGTACGAAACGGTATACGCTGATAGCGCAAATGGTATCCACATCGCCGTAGGGACACTTTCAATCAACCCCGTAGAACCTGCGATCCCGAACGGTGATGTTCGCGTAGGGGCGGCGTTAATCACGCCAAACGGAATATTTACGGGAGGCGGTGGTGTAGCAACTATGAAAGCTACAAATGGCCTTCATGTGCAGTTAGACAGCGTGGCTTTAGGTGGTATACTCAATTCACCGACTACGGTACAATTCAGCAATCTTACACCTTTCTCATTCCGCGACGTCACTGGTAATTTTCAGAATAATTTCAACACAACAGGCTTCACATCCAGTTACACGGCATCGGGAACGACTTATAAATTAGTTAACAGCCAATTCGGGTCGAGTTTGGGATATAGCATTGGGGCGAATATTACAGGTATCAGCGCAACGCAGAGTGGTGGCCTTTTGGTTACTGATGGGAATCTACATAAAGGATTTATAGCGAGCACCACTATCGACACGGCCAATATGACCTTATTTCCGAAATCATATGTTACCAGTGAATGGGTACTAAATCATATGGGAATCGGTGGTGCAGCAGTATTAGGGGCTAATGGCCTGTATACCGACCACGACACAGTAAAGATAGGTCGAAGTCAGATATTGAATGACGTAAATATACATGTGGCAGATGGGCATACGTTTTTTTTGGGGGATACGGTTGCATTTAATGGGTTGTATCTAAATAAGGACACTTCAGGTATAGAAGCGAGTCTATTTGGTGGTGCTTCTGATAATTCAAAATTTGGTGGTATTGACATAGCTAAAAATGGGTCGGTAGATATAAGCGCTCATTTTTTAAATAATGATAACGGTGATATTATTGCAGGTGGGAATATCATAGGTATGGACTATGGGAGACGCACAGGCGCAGGGGGAGGTACGCGAGCATTTAGGTTAGATTCATTATCAGGCACCTATACAGACGGCATTAACTCCCATTGGATAAAATACGGCAATGACTACCACATCAACTCCCTATCAGACCAGCGCGCTATACCTGACATTGGCGGTGTTCATCTGTTGATTGATAGTTTGGGTACAGGCGGAACAACCACTAATCCATTAACATTCAACAATTCAGGTACAGGGACAAGCAGTCCGGTAACATTTGACGGATCAGCAGCAAGGACGATTAGTTATAATACGATTGGGGCGCAGGTGGCAGGTACTTACCTTACTCCATCCAGTACGAACACGGTAACCAATAAAGACTTAACCAGCGGTACAAACACATTCCCTACCTTCAATCAGAATACAACGGGAACGGCTTCAAATATTACCGGAACTAGTAATTCTACAATAACGACACTATCGGCACTTTCGTTGCCGTATAGCCAGGTGACGGGAACGCCGTCATTGAGTGGGTACGAAGTCACAAGCAATAAAACGGCTACTGCATCGACTTCAACAACTACTTATCCGAACTGGTTAGGGGTTGAGAATTATGTAACCGGATTGGGGTATTTAACCGCTAACCAAGCCATAACAGTAACTGCAACAGGTGACGCAACTGGAACGTCTACAAGCAGCGGCACAGCACCTTCATTACCGTTAACATTAGCTAATACAGCAGTAACAGCAGGTTCGTACACTAATGCCAGTATTACTGTAGATGCAAAAGGCAGATTGACAGCGGCAAGTAATGGCAGTGGTGGTTTTACTAATCCTATGACCACTACCGGCGATATTATCTATTCCAGTTCGGGAAGTACACCTGCAAGGTTGGGTATAGGTGGCGCAAATACAGTATTGCATGGCGGTACAACGCCATCGTATTCGGCTATAGTTAACGGGGATATTACTAACTCAACTATTGATCTAACGGCAAAGGTTACAGGGCTATTACCTGATGCCAATATTAGTTCGGCTTCAACATGGAACGGCAAGTTTACACTCCCCGCACTTACTAATCACTCCGTTCTAATCAGTGACGGCTCAACTATAGCACAGGATAACAATAATTTTTATTATGACCAGACTAATCACAGATTATCAGTCGGTACAGGTGGGGACGTTACAGGGACGAACACGATAAATATTTATGGACAATATGATACTTACGAGCCACAATCAGCCATCGGCGCAGTAACCGATCCGGTTACCTATCCGGGTGTTACGGCTAGTTCATCGCGCGGTACGGGAACAAGTCCAGTTATCAATAATACAGGAGATAATTTAGGCGGTTTTTCTGGATGGGGGTATACAGGTTCAAGCCCAGCGTATGCTTACTTCGGTGGCATGTCGGTGAGTGCAGTCGGAACTACTTCGGCTAATTTAGGCGGACAGTTGGATTTTTATGTCAAGGCAAATAACGGAAGCCCAAGTTCAGCAGTTCAGATATTCAATAACTCGACTTCAAGATTTATTGGTAATCTTGGGGTAGGTCAATTGTCTGCTATTTCAGGAACACCCGGAGTAAGTACACTCGGTACAGGGGGCGCAATACCGGCAGGTACCTATTATTATAAAATAACAGTTGTAGACTATAACGGCAATCAAACTACAGGGAGCACAGAGGTTAGTGCTACGCTTACCGGAACAACAAGTAAAGTAACACTAACATGGACAGCAGTAACTGGCGCAACTTCTTATAATATTTACAGGGGTACTTCGGCAGGCAACGAAAGCCTGTATTATAGTTCAACAACAAATAGCTATGTGGATATTAACGGTACAAGTACGGCAGGGACTGTACCTACTGTCAATACTTCTGCGATGGTATATATTAACTCTAATGGAGTCGTTACAGCGTCTTATTTAGGGCTTCTCGGTTTAGGTGGTGGTAATATAGCGACCAACATTGCAGGGGGTACAGAAGCATTATTATCAAATACGACAGGTACTAATAATACAGCTTTTGGGTATCATGCTGGCCGGAATATTACCAGTGCATCAAGCGGATTTAACACATGGGTAGGGTCATTAGCTGGGGAAACTGCAACGGGCGGAACGGCAGTGTCTAATGCTACTATAATAGGGTATGGCGCTTTAAAAACAGGGGGCGGTACTGGCCCTACTATTGTCGGATCGGGGGGCGCTCCAACTTCAACCGGAAATAATGTAACCGGTGTTGGATGGAGTGTATTTGCATCATTAACAACAGGGCATCATTTAGTTGGAATGGGCGTAAATGCAGGTGCTTATTTTGGTGGGAGTTTTGGCGCAGCAGCTACCATTAATCACGGAATATATATTGGCGATAACGCCTATGCTTCGGCCAACGGTGTGACCAATGAAGTTGTTGTTGCTGACGCAGGCTTAGGCATGGGTTCAAATACTTCAACCTTTGGCAATACCTCAACTACCGATACTTACCTGTACGGCAATATAGATGCACCAAATGGTAACCTGTCATTACAAACCGTCGGCAACGGGATTAAAATAAAAGAAGGCACAAACGCTACAATGGGTAATGCGACATTATCTGGTGGCTCGGTAGTAGTATCAACGACTAAAGTAACCGCGAATAGCAGAATATTTATAACAGACCAAGGAGGCACGATAACTAATTTAGGTATACTTTATATCAGTGCCCGTACAGCTGGGACATCATTTACAATAAGCAGTTCAAATGTATTGGATGCAAGCAATGTATCGTGGTTAATAATCGAACCGAATTAATATGAAAAAATATCTAACCTTAGTGTTGCTGATAGTAGCTATTGGGGCACACGCACAAACAGTAAAAATCAAGTCAAGGTCAGCATTGGCTGATTCGATTTATATCAACCGGGGGGCAGTTGAGGTCGTTCCATTTGTTACCGGTGCAGACTCAACTATGATCCGATCAATGGACTATACTTTTAATCCTCGCAGGGATACTTTACAGAATTTTAATGTAGAAGTAAGGCTTTATGATAATAACGCCAAATATGTTCAATCCTCTTTCTTTTCTGTACCCGGTAATCTGTTCTTAAAATGGCAGGCGATCATAACGAAAATAGATAACTACGTAACCAAGAAACGGCTCGTTAAACAAAATTAAACAATGAAAAAACTAATCACATCACTTCTTTTGCTTGCCCTCGTAACGGCAGCATTTGCACAAACGATAACTTATCTTAAATAAATATAAAAATGGAAACATTAGAACAAAAAATCGAAGCGTTGATCGCTGAATTTGGGGCAGAAGCATTTGTTAAGGTGGTAAAGGCGCATAGTGTCCCCTCAACAGATGTGACAACCCCGACATGCAGTAAAGGCTATTACTGGAATGGAACAGCTTGCGTTTTAGATATCGGCGAATGAGGTCGGTATTATGCATCGCGGTAATTATGATTTACTGCACGCTTTTTAGCCTGTATGTCTTGCAGCTACCTAATCCTGATGTGCCAATGAAACAGTTGAAACTTTTTTACAACTATCTCAATGTTGGCATGTTGTTGTTTTACTTTATTGACTTAAAGAGAGGGATTGAAAGCGAATGGCATCAACAGTTTAATGATATTTGCTTTTGGGTTGTAATAATAAACTATATTTTAATTATCTTGAACCACCATGAATTACTTAATGATCCGATAACTAAATTTTGGTGCTTCAATGGTTCAGTTATTATAACATCCCTTATGATTTTAATATCAGGAGGAAGACACAATGAGTTTAATAGTTAAGAGAATGGCAACACCACCTAACCCGAGTACAACCGACTGGACATTTTTAGGCGTAATATGGGGCATATGCGGCACTATCATTACAATCATGTTCAAATGGATAGATAGTTTCTTCCAATCCCGTAAAACAGAGCGAGAGGCGTTTATACGAGCTGTAGTGAGCGAGGCCATGTCGTCAGCCTTAAAAGATGTTAATGACAAAGTACAGGCACTTTTTGAATACCGTGAAAAAGACAGGGAGAACCTGGACAGGAAGTTTGAGACGGTGATAAAAGAGTTGAAAACTAAAAGTTAATGAATGAGCTTGTCAATTATGGCGTCCTCGGGATTGTATTAGTCGTCTTTGCTATTTGGTACGCTAAAAAGGATAAGCAGCACGGGGAAGAACGCGAACGGATAGAAAACCTGCACCGTCAGGAACGGGAGGACTGGAACCGGATCAACCAGCGTCAATTAGAGGAAACTAATCGAAATATTAAAGATAACACCAATATATTATCAGCCCTTAAAACCCTTTTAGAATCAAGGAAATGAAAATCGACGAATATTTATCGCAAGCATTTCTATTAATCATTGTAGCAATGTCTCTTTTGGTGGCGTGGGAGTTTTATAAGTCAAAAGACGGAATGCTGCGGATACTGATTATATCGCTCTTTATTGCTAAGGTATGGGTCTATGGAGGTGCGTTTGTTTATTACCAATTGGCTGATTTTAGGTTTGTTGATGCACCTAATCCACTTTTATTCCGTTTGGTTCTCAATTTCCCGATGCTGATAGTGATGGTTTTACTTTATCGATATATCAGAACACATAACAAATAACTCCAAAATACGAAGTTTTTAAATGTGAAAAAGTCTGTTTAGCTTTACTACATGAAAAATCTCCTTACCCTGATTATTTTATTGCTGCCTTTTTTAGCCAAGGCTCAAACCCCATATTGCGGCCCTTACACAACTTCCGCACCAATCGTAGTGCCATCGGGTACTAACGGGCGATTAATTACCGGTATTTCAACGACAAGCATTGTAGTTCAGTCAGGATGTAGCAATATCCATATCACTAAATGCCTTGTTGGTAACAGTAACACAGGTACAGCTAACGCCATTGACCTTGAAAGTTGTACTAATTGTACGGTAGATTCCTGTGTTATAACCATGGTTAATCAGGGGATATTAGCAAGGCACTGTGTTTCAGAGAAAATAAACGGCAATTATTGTTTAAATATTTTAGGTTCTCCAACTTTAACGTTACACCCTATCCAAATACAAAACTGCACAGGTGGCAGTCAGCAAATTATAGGCAACAAGATACAGGAAGACCCGACCATAAGTCCTTATACCCATGATCAGATCAGCGTGTACCAATCTAACGGTTTAGTGGGTGACAGTATAATGGTACTTAACAACTGGATACGTGGGGGGCAGCAGGTACAGAACGGTACAGGGCCCGGAGGTGGTACAGGGTCTACCAACGGCGCGGCAGGAATTGGTGTAGGCGACTCAGGCGGCTCTTATCAGGTAATCCGGGGCAACCTATTGGTAAACGCTTTAGCTATAGCTATTGATGGTACGGGAACAAGCTTAAAGGTTGACCATAACAAAAGCTATGCCGTGCAGGTGTACCCACAACCTAACAGTGTAGGCATCGTTTATTTTGGTGCAGCAGGAAATAATTTTGTGGGTTATAACCAACTTAATTTCAGGCAATCGAACGGCAACGTTTTTAACATTAATCCTGCAAGTACTTCGGTGGCGGGATGGAGTACCAACACGCCGAATAGTACGACCAACCCATTGGCTAATGCGGGTATGATACCTACGCCTATGGTATCGCCATGCACCGTTGTAAGACCGCCTGTGATCACTTATTCAGGCACTCCATTTACTTTTACCGTTGGTACGACAATAGGCACAGCCACACCAATTAATACAGGTGGTACGCCGATAGTATATACAATATCGCCAAACTTACCCATAGGACTTAATTTCAGCACCGCTACGGGCGTTATTTCAGGGACACCTACTTCGGTATCCCCTTTAACCGTTTATACCATTACAGCCACTAATTCGGCGGGAAGTGGAAACACGACGATTAACATCACGGTCAATCCTGCTCCGGTAGCTTTGCCTGCCTTTACTTACAGCCCTGCGGTGAATGTTTATACCATCCCGAAAACGGTGTCTTTAACGCCAATAAGCACAGGCGGCGCAATAGTAAGCTTCACTGTCAGCCCAGCTTTACCCACAGGGTTATCTTTAAACAGCAGCACAGGCGTTATTAGCGGCACTGTGAGCGCAATAAGCCCGCAGACGACTTATACTATAGTCGGCACAAATGCAAGCGGTACAGGTAGGGCTACAATGCAAATAACGGTCAATGCTAATCCTATAGTCATTCCCAATATTTCCTATAGTCCCGCTACCATGTCCATGATCTACGGCGTGACCATCCCCTTATGGGTGCCGACCAATACGGGAAGTGCGGCTACTTATAGTGTTAGCCCGGCTTTGCCTTTAGGACTTAACTTGAATGCTTCTAACGGGCAGATATCAGGTTTCCCGGTGGTAGTTCAAAGCTCGCAAAATTACGTGGTAATAGCGACCAATGCATCAGGGAGTGCAAACTACACGATTAGTATCAGTGTGGGACAGCATCCTTTAACCGTTACCGCATTGGGGCAGCAGGTTTACTTTAATCAACCTATCCCAACTTTAACGTTTTCAGTAACAGGGCTAATATCAGGTGATTTAGTAAGTACCATTTTCTCAACGCCACCCAGCCTGAGTACAAGTGCAACTCAGGGTTCACCTATTGGTAGCTATGAGATTATACCCGATGGGGCGGTGTCGCCAAACTATTCCATTAGTTACCAAAACGGTACGCTACTGATTACAGCGCCAAATAACAGTATCCATTTTAGGGTATTTGGTGGCATAAAGAATTTTTAATTATGTGCTGATTAATTTGTAGGTTTGGGCGTAGGCAATTCAGCAGACAGTAAAAATTGAAAACAATTATGTCATGGTCAGTAACATTTATCGGTAAACCCGAAAACGTATCCAAAGCACTTAAGGAACATAGTGAAAAAATTGACGGGTACTCAAAAATTGAATTTGACGCAGCACTTCCGCATTTGGATGGGTTAGTAAGTCAAAACTTTCACGCGAATGAGTTACATACTCCTGTAATAAAGATTACAGCGAGTGGACACGGTCAAAAGGATAGCTACGGTTATTGTGTCTGCTCAATTGAGACAATGGGCGGAGTTATGGTTTAAGTCAAATAAATTAATTTGATAAGAGCGGCTTTAGAGTCGCTTTTTTTGTTTTATCAAATATTCTAATTAGCTTTAGTCATTGATTAAACCCCATGACAGCACGAGAAGCTTTTTACTGCCTCCTATTTGCCTGCATCTTAGCGGTGGGGTTTGTTTACTTACTAAAAGCGATGTTGTTATGAGCAAGGACGAAGCAATCCAATGGTATATAGTTCTATCCGTTGCGAGTCTGCTAATTATCGCCTTATGGTTAATCATTGCACCACAAAGTATTATTAATTTGTTTGAAAAATGATATATTTACCGTGGCTCGCAATTGGGCTTGCACTTTGGTTTTTGAGTAAAATGGAAAGGGAGAATAAATGAAACACGCAATAATGTCAAACTGTAAAGACCCTGAAAATAGATCAAAAAAGGATTGCACTTGTGGATTTCATTCTGTTAGGGCTAAAAGAGGAAAACTAAACAAAATAAAACGAATTAAACCACCTCACAAATTATGATTCCCGGAGTAGATCGCAGCCACCTTAATGAAAAAGTACCATTAGCATCCTTGGTATCAAAGGGTATTAAGTTTATATTTTTTGAAGCAATTAAAAGTAATGGACAACAAGATCAATTATTTAATTCAAGTTGGCAAGAGGCTAAAGCTATCGATGGGTTATACCGGGGTGCTTATGCTATGTTTGACCCTCGGAAAGATGGTACAGAGCAAGCTAAGCAATTCCTGTCATTGGGTATCAATTTCTCTGCCCCAGGTTGCATTGGGGGCTGTGTTGATGTTGAGGATTTGGTTGTATTCACAAATGGGCAGGTTGATACAGAATTAACCGATGAAGCCAATAAATGGGTTGCTGATAACTGGTCTATCGCTGCATCGAGATTACATGCCTTTCTGAATTACTTTAAAGAACAAACCGGATTGGATTGTGTTATTTATACATATAATAATTATATGCGTGAATATTACCATAGTATGCCGTTTTCAAATAACCCTATGTGGCTTTCGTCATTGCAAGCTACATGTCCAGTAAGATACGATACTGGCACATTGCCTTTATTTTGGCAGTGGTCATATAATTGGGAGAATACAGACATGGACGCAGATTATTTTACGGGAACACAGGAAGAATTAAATACTTTGGCAAATATTCAAACAACATAATGGAAGATCGCAAATTTATCTTAATTTTTTGGTTCTGCGTATTCAGCACACTTGCCGGATTGCTACTTTTAACAGCCATTATTTTCGTTCCAATCCCGCCACAAAATCAGCAGACGGCTAACGTGGCTTTAGGCTTTCTAACAGGTACTTTAATTACTGGGGCTATTGGATATTTACTTGGTGGTAATCCGAGTGCTAAGAAGCCAGACAGCCAGGTGCCGGTAACAGGAGACAATCCAGTTGTGAACGTTACTCCAAAGACCGATCAGCAACCTAACGTTTAGCCATCCAACTATCAGCCACTTTATCCAGCGTAGAACTATAAGCAATGGCAACATGTTTGCCTAATTCAATTAATGCGCGATTATTGGCGGGTGTTGCACAATCCATTTCAACAGAAGCTTTACCGAAATGATTCCATTGGATACGGTCGTAGTTTTGAGCATATTCAGAGAATATATTCTGTAAATGAAAATCAACCACCTCACTTGAAGATGACATCATAATATCAATACTTGGCTTGATCCAGTCAATATCACCATTTGCATCCATATGATGATACGGCTTTTCAACTGATCCAGTTCCCAATGAAAGGATGTGTACGTTGTGGGGCTTGGCCCTGATTTCTGAATAAGCAGCTAAGGCCGGGTTATTCATTGAATTTCCGCCGTCTATTAAATGATACGGCTGTCCCGAACAACTTAAAATATATGCAGGCTTGAAATAAGTTTGTGCCGCACTTGTGGCCCGGCAGACATCCTTTAATAAAAAGTCCCCCAACGATCCGTATTTACTATAATCAGTTTGGGCGAATATTTTCACATTTCTTCTAACTAAATCATAGGCTGTAATTATAGCAGGTTTAGTTAGTTCCGAAAGCCTGGTATTACCCATATACTTAGCTAAGACACTTTCAATCCCTTTTGCCGAATACTTACTACCATAAACATAGGATAATGCCGTGCGTAGCGCGTTGGTGCTGAATATCGTTGAACCATATTGTTCGAATAGGTCGGATATGTCTTGTGCGGTGTATTTTTTGGGATGTAAAAGCATTGCTATGGTAAGGCCCCCGGCGGAAGTACCCGAAGCGAAATCGATGTAGTCGGCTATTCGACCCTTTAGGCGTTGTTCGAGGGCGATTAGGATCTGTGCGGTTGCTAACGCCTTCATTCCACCTCCGTCAATACTGAGTACACGGTTTTTCATATTTATTTTTTTTAATAAAGCCGCCTCACTATCGCAGTTCAGGGGCTTAAACCTAAACCTATCACATTTGAAGCCGATTGGCTTCGCACCGTAGAGGGGAAACGATCTTGACCAATCTGCTTGACTGGCTTCCCTCCACACAGACGTCGCGTCGCTATGTCCTCCAAGTACGGTGTCATTAACTTAAAAAATAACCGGCTTCAACATTCTCTGTACCTGCACTATCAGGAGTCGAACCATTGAGTTTAGAGACTTGAACTACCGCTTCTGAAGTTCGGTGCCGGTTATTAAAATGCATTCGTCCAACCCACGTTGGCAGTAAGTCCAGCATTTATTTTTTCACCACCACTTAATAGCCTCCCAAAGCCCTGTTAAGAAGTTTGGGTTGCGTTTGGGATTCCTTGTATTGGTGCGTTAGTTGCTCCCTGTTGTGCTACCGAGGCAGGGATATCACCTACACTTAGTACATTCGGGTTATGAATAACCTGGTTAACTGCTATAGCCTGCTGTAAGGTGCTATTACCACCAGTTGCGGTGCTAATCGTATGTCCCATGATAGAGGCAACGTTTGACCAAGCTATGATCTTGCTGTTGCCTGTGAGGTTTGCAATAGCATTTAATCCCGCAGCTGCCTTCTCCGCAGGTGTGCCATTTGCAGGAATAGATGATTGGACAATGGTAAAATCAGCAAAAAAAGTATTGAGTGCTCCAAACACTACATTTGAAACGCCGGGGAAGAACGTTTCGATAATCACTTCCAATGTTTGGGCAGTTGCCGACCCTAAGAAGCTTTTAATGATATTCACTATCCCGTTGGTGCTTGTAAAGGCGTTTTCTACAGCCGGTACAGCTTTGGTAAAGAAGTTTGAAAAGAAACTTCCGATTGATTGAAAAAATCCCATTTTTATTTATACACCTGCCTATACGATGTGAGGTTTAAAGTTTAATTAATAAGAACTGGAATCAAAAGACGACCCCGAATCACTCGAGCTACTGTCATACGAACTACCGGAATCATAACTTGACCCTGAATCGTAAGAACTGGAACTATCGTTTGAACTTGATGTATCCGAAGCGAATGAATCACTCGAACCTCCGCCACCGAAGTCACCACCGCCAAAGCCGCCAAAACTTAAACTGTCATCTTGTGCAGGTGACGAATCAGGTATGGCCGCAACCGAACTTTCGGATAGCATTTCACCAACCAATATACCAGTTAACAGCCCTGTGCCGTCATCGTAATGATGCGTTGGTTCATGTTCGGTTTGCTCATAATAAGCATGTTGTGATACGGGCAATTTGTTTAGACAGGTTTGGCTAATAACGTGTCCTTCTTTCTTGTGTTTCCAAAATAATAAGTTCATGATTTTGTTGGGTTTTTATGTTTGTTTAAATATTACAGATTTCTTATTCAAAGGTAGCGTTTCAATATAGTATATCACTTCGTTTTGGGAGTAATTTCTTGTTTTGGTTGGTTTGGTTAGTTTTTGGTAGTAGTTAATGTTGTTCATTGGGTAAGGGCTGTTATGATAGAATATTATTATTTATCATTATCAATCTCGTTTTGTATAAGTTCTGCATCATATTTCTCCGCTATAACTTGTATCCTGTCGAGTTTTTCTCCCAGTTGTTTGACTAACTCGTCCTGTTCGTCATAAAGCATCTTGATCGTTTGCTGATTACGCTTAAACACCTTTTCCACTACTTTTATCTCAACAAAAAGTATAGATAATAATAACTTCTTTTCTAATGATGTCATATTGAAATTTAAATTTATGTATTTGGTAATAAATCACTATATGGCGTACTTAATATTTTGCTATTATCAATTTGGGCGAATTTACCATAATGGTCTTTTGTGAAAAGTTTAATTCCAGTTGGACCGTCTACAACCTTTAATTCTATCCTTTCTGACGCACGTTTTATTACCGCTTCGATTATTTCAACAACTCTCTCCTTATTTACAAGGCCTGATTGGGATTGCTGCCATTGAGCGCCAAATTTGGCACCTGTCCTATAAATCATTTGTTCGGTTATAGTAAGAGCACTATAAAATCTACTTTCATTTTCATTAATAGCTTCTTCAACGCTTTGTACCTTTTCAGTGTCTTTCAAAATATCAGGTTTATTTTCATCGTATGAATAAACAGGGCTTTTACAATCAGGGCAACGCATATTCGTTGGCTTTGTGGCTGATACCCAGGCACAGCTATTGCATTCATAGATTTTGAGTTGAGTGTCTTTCACGGGTTAAACTTCTAATTTGTTAAGTGCTAAACCGGCATCAATCAGTTTAAAAACGTCGAAATGATGCTTAACTAATACCTGAAATGAATTATAAGGGCAATCATTCACGTGGAAATATTTAACTCCTATAAAACCATTACAAACATTATTTATTTCTTCGTCAGCGGGATGATTATACAATTCACTTATGGGCAATAGCAACGGTTTAAATTCTTCTATTGGCTGTTGGCAAATACTTGTAACGGTTGTTTTTGTGGTTTTGATAAATTGAGCACTTCCGGCAGTTGAAAGATTGGCAAGATACCAAATACCTTTCTTTTGAGACCATATTCCGTTAAGCTTATAAGGTAGGTATGGTACTAAATGGTCTAATTCCAATTTCATTCTTGGTTAGTGATTAAATAGTAAATTTTGTTATAATCCCCATGATGGTAAATTCCTTACCGGGATATTTCTCAGCCTGTTGTTTAGCCTTAAGTGTCATTTCTTTAATCTCGTTTTCACCATATCCGTGCTTTGGATTTGATGGTAATTTTACCCATCCTCTTATACTATCATAACAATAAATATAAAATACCTGTGACACTTCTTCTTTTTTATCTCCCTCTACATCAGGGGACAAAACCCATATTTGGCGCGTTTTATTTCTACTATCCGGATTAGGGCCATTTTGCCAATTTGGAGTTTGATTATTTGCCAAGTATTGTTCCTGCAACCTCGCCATGTATGTGCCGTCTGGAATACCGGGGGCGGCGAACGTTCTACTTGTTAATGGCAACATGGCATCTTCGACAGGATCAATTACCTGCCGAGCCTCTCCTCCTCTTACAATTATTTTTACTGGTTGCATGGTTAACTTCTAAACTTTGTAAAATATTCAGGATGTTCATTTGCGAACTTTTCCTGCTCGTAAATATCTTTCCAGTATTGTTGCTGCGTAGTGTCTGATGCCCACAAAAATAATGGTCACGCTATCCAGGCAACAAATCTCTTGAAGTAAATAACTATCAATTCATATAATTTTGGCTTTCTCATGGTCTTATATTTTCAACTTGTATCATTTGGATTTCATCATTAATTGCTGATATTAAATCCTTCATATCAAATCGTGTTAATTCATTGTCGCTTATTATATCCATTAATAAAGTACAGAAAAAGTCAAACAAATCATCGCCTTTAAAGGCTGATTTTCCTATTTCGGCTTGGTCGTAATAATTTAGTTTTTTAGTGAAGCTTTCCATATTGTTTTTTGTTGCATGGTTAATGGTTATTTGTTTAAATGTGGCTGAACATGGAATCGCACCATGCTATGGGTAGGCATTCTTACTGCGGGCTGTCGGCATTTCCAACACGTGGTGAGCGGTAGTAACTCCTTCCCGGCTTATGTAAAAGTGATTTAACCGCTTAACTTGATCGCCTGCCTTATACTTTTTCCCATAGTTCTAAAAATTCAGCCATTATTAATGGTTATTTAATGAATTGTGATAGATCGATAGATCTTAAAGCATCTATGCACTCATTCCTTACCGATTCTGCTACTTGTTTGGCATATTCTTGCATGCAGTATTCTAGCTGAGGTATGCTTAATGATATTGTATCACCATTCTCAAAGGTAATGGCTATAGTTTCTTTTGTGGTTTTCATTGCTTCTTCCCACCTTTCTCGGCAACCTTAACAGGATGCCAATGACGATACATAATACCCAAAACGCTGTCAATTTTAGCGACCTGAATGTGATATTGATTGTACTGATTGGTTGATACCTTGTCGCTATTTCCGGCAGCGACTTCTCCAAAATTGAGTAATTGGGAAATCTCAATGACTTGCTTTTCCGTTAAAGTATCACATTTTGGTTTTTGTTGCGCAAACGCCATATTGGTTAATAGGAGGATTGCGGGGATAATTAGGAGTTGTTTTTTCATTTTGATTATTTGATTTGTTTGCCGAAAAATATAAAGTCTATCCATTGGTTAATCGATACGCCTTTATATATCGATATGAATGATTTTAGTTTTTTCATTTTGTTAAAATTAGATACTTTTTGATTTTGTTAAAGTCTTTGCTGTTATCTCCAATCTGTATGTAAAGCAACTGCATAATCAGTTTTAGATCCGCAAATGTTTTTACTTTTTTCCAGTTTATGGTGTAATATTTTGTCGTATATAATACATGGGCGTAAGAACTTATTGTGCCATAGATTCTTAATTTTGACAATGAGGCACTATCAAGGGTTGATATTCCTATAGACGGCTTTAATAAACTATCTGTAAATGCACCTTTGGCACTGTCTTGTTTACTTTGCCCCATGCAAAACAAACTGGCGGTAAGGAGTAGGATTGTGAGGATGGGTTTCATATAAGTTTATTTATGATATTGTAAATACTAAATATAACAACAAGTGATTGTAATAGAATCATCCATGCCATAGCGTTGTAAAACCATGTGTCTTTAAATCTAATGCACCTCCACCAAACTATTAGGAATGTTTTGATATTGGTTATTTCGTTGTCTGTTTTTTCTGTCATGGGTGTGATGGGTTTAATATAAAGTAAGAATTATCCACAATGTCTTTTGGGGTATATCCTGAATTATACCATCCTTTTAGGCTGTCGGCTAATTCGTCGTCAATACTTTGCAATTCTGATATATCCTGTCTCATTGCTTCTTCTTCGATACGTAGCAGCCAGTTTGTAAACTTTGCGCTTTTCGTCTTTTCTTCTTTCATTTTCTTCTATTTTTGAGCAAAAGTTTGGGGGTTATTTAGCCCAAATTACTATTTCACTATCACTAAAACTCATTGGCATTAATGAATATATATTAACCCTGTCTTTGTATTCCCAAAACATTTCTTCTCCCATTGTTAAAAGTGCATTTTTAGGCAGGTAATTTAAGTCATTAAAAGCCGACATTAATACTTTAAAAGCATCAGCATAAGTTCCAGTTGACCCAAATATTATAGTATCAACACTCATTAAGCTTAATATTTGTAACCTATAAGGCCTGGCAAACAAGTCATCAATACATAACAAATTATTATAATTCCTTGCAGCGAGTGCTTTAAATAAATTTGCCTCCGTTTCATGTAGGCCGGATTGTCCATTAAGAAATGCTATATAATTTGACTTATTAAAATCAAAGTCGCAATCAATTGTCTCTATCTTCATAATAATATAATTGATTTAGCTTTAAAAGCTATCTTTTTACGCATTGAATCCGGGTTATCTGACTTTACTTTTATAGGATTGCCATATTTTTGAGCATAATAGGAATTATCAATGTCAATAATAACTCCTGTTTCATATTCTGATTTACTTGAATACCCACGCTTGAATTTAACTTTATCTCCTATTTTCATAATGTTATGTTTTATATCGCCGTAGTCAGGTTTAAACTGATTTCACGACTATGAATAATATGTTCAGTGTACTGCTTTGCTATCGCTTCGGCTATACCCGTATAAGTAACACTCCTTAACCGTTCCCTGTCGGGTCCAGGTGAAGCAGTCCAGCAGTCCTGCCATTTATAGCGTTCAACTTTGTCCTTTGGTGGCGGCCCTACAATATTCGTGTAATTCAATGGCGGTAATCCTTTCAGCCATATACACGTTGCTTTCATTTTTTCATGCCCGAAATGCCATGGTTGAAAACATTGATCGTATTTTCCAATACCTGTTTTATCGGCTATTCCGTTAACGGCATATTTATGCGGAATTGGATTCTCTGTCACCACATGATCTGAATTAAATTCATGCCTTAAATTAAAGAATTTCATCGCACTAATCAGGTTCATCCATCGACTTGTATTCTGTCTGCCATCCGCGTTATAAAGCCACCTAACACCAGAATTTGCTATAAACTTGCATACCGGGTGAAAGACTACCAAATCATACCGCTCTTGTAATAAGTCTCGTACATCGCCCTTATAGTGAGGCAGACATTTAGCGCCATCATATTCAATATCACATGACATCGCCTTGTGGCCTAACATTATCAACTGTTCAGTTACTTCCTGGCTTTGCTCACAGGCTACTAGGCAGTTTAATTGTGTCTCTTTCATCTCCCCCTCCCAATCTTTTTTACCCCATCCAAAAGGATGTGATTATATTTTTTCATGCTTCAATCTCCGTTAAATCAATGACACAATCAATTGATAACCCGAACTCTTTTAACCATTCAGATACTTCAAGTCGCACGTCCATGTATCTATCCTGTGCGTAATGGTATTCTAACCAAAAAGAGAAGCCAAACAGGGTGTACTTTTTGTAAAAGGTTGCCCGGTACTCGCCTGCGTATTTACCCCAATTGATTGTTATTTTGTAGTTTTGGTTCATCATATCAGTTTTAAGCGTTTGTGATCTCTTTGTAAGTTATAATAGAAGCCCTTAAAAGCCAGTATCGCTATATAACCACACCGTGCTATTCTATCATCAGCTACCCGGTACTGCTCCGCCTGAAAGGATTTAATGTGTTTACGAGCCATATAATAATCGGTTAAGTAAAAGCTGACATTCTTTTTTATCTTTTGGCATAAGGATAGTAGGGGGGTAATCTGTTAACTGATAAAAATACCATTTCAACATTTTATATTTTATTGTGCCGTCCCTAAACTGGAATCCTTTTGTATCAATCAAAATATTTTTAGATATAACATAGAAATCAACTACGATTTTAATGGGCCTAACAGTCTCGCCATTGTATTTAAATTCTTGTTGAAGTAAATACTCTTTCTGCATTTCAAAACTCAATCCTGAGCCTCGTAATAGCGTGTACATGTGAGCCTCTAATTTACTGGCAAACTTAATCCCGTCAACCTCGGTTTTGATTGCGGCTTTCATCTTGCCTTTGGCTATTACCCGTTCTGTTGTGCCATCGGCTTTGATAACATGAACATCTTTTACTGGCAAATAATCCGGTGGCAAAGCTATCTTACCTATTGGCTTAAGATTGAAACTGTCAGCCTTCACAAAACCGTTTGGGGTTTCAATAAGACCAGCTTTTTTAAAATCATCAGAAGTCCACCTTGTTGATTTACTCATTTTAATCTATTATTTAGCTTTTAAAGTGATTTGTTTTTTAAGCAACATATCAAAATATCCAGTTTCGTCATTGTCGATTAATGATTTAGCCCAGTTGATACATTCATCAATTTTAAAATAGTCCCAATGGGTTTCTTTTATCTTATACCATCTATTGTCGTGAAATTTAAAAAACTTAACTGTAACTCCGTTGTGCATAAGAACAGTAATCTTATAATTGCAATAGTCTACGATTATTGGCATTATTCCATTTACTGGGATTACTTTAAATTTAGTTTCTATCATGACTTTACTGGTACTAATTTTTGGGTTTTATAATTACAGGCGTTGCACCAATGCTTAGTTCCATCCCAATCGGTGTAAACGGATTGTTTCCTAAATCGCTCTTTGCAAATATCACATCTTTCAAAATATCTGCGCTTAAACTGTTTGAACATAGGGAATGTTAACCGCCAATGATATATGTGCCATCTTGGGTGGCGATACCATGGCCTCAGTTTGCGCATAATATCAGCAGTAATAATACTGGTAAAATTATCTATTCTATCTTTAGCATCCTCTACCCCGTATTTCATGTGTACACTTGTATGTAAACTATCCACCGGGTTTTCAGCAAAGTAAAGTATATCAAACAAATACTTTTTCATAAACCTACTGTGACGTTCCCTGTCAGGTTTGCCCCCATTTAAATACATGAATATTTGCCACGATGCAGTATTATACATATTAAGTACCACACCCGCCGTACTAAATTGAGGATATCCTCCGCTATTAAACCAGTAATCATGTTTAAAATTAAAAGCAAACTCGCTATGTACTTTTTCAAGTATCTGTTTATTGATATGCCTTGATCGTATAAACCAACCACAACTATCATCTGAGCCATCTTTTTCAGGGTCTTCATGCCATATAGTAATAATTGGTGAACGATATTGTCCATTATTTTTTTCTTTCTTGCCTAAGTAAATATTGAAGGCTACAGTATTCGGGTCGTACATAGTTAATTGTTTTGAGTAGTGTGAGAAGATATATCACCTGGGCCATCCTCTGCATTCAAATCCTTTTCAAGACGTTCGGTCAACTCCATTAACGGTAGTATAACATATCCGCCGACTTCGGTAATAGTTTGAAGCATATTAAGACTATCCGTAGTCTTTTTAAGCCATGCTGCTTTATCTCCGCCATAATCAATCAGTTTAGATTTAAAGCGTACGTGGTCGCCATTTACTTTTACACAAGAATAGCTTGGTTCAAGGACGTTTAAAAATTCTCCATGCCCAGGGGTATGTAATATACAGACACCGCCAATATCATATTTAGTGAAAATGGCTTTCATTTCCTCCATGGCTTTTTTTAATTTCGGTGAGTACTGCATAATAATTATCTTACGCCATTAGCAAAATCAGGGGCAGGTTTAAAATAGGCGATACGATGCTCAGGAACAACCATTGAAGTCCCTTGACCGATATTTCGCGCTATCTTCCTTGCCCTGTGTTTCGTGGTGAAACTGCCAAAGCCCCGGCAGAACACCCCCTCACCGCCCTTGACACTCTTTTTTATCTCTGAAAAGGTGGCATCCATACTCTTTCTAACGTCCTCGGTCGGTAAGCCCGTTGCCTTACTTACTTTAAGTATTAGTTCTTGTTTTGTCATGATTTATTGGTTTAATGGTTATCCTCTTAATTTTTGAGATACATTTGTGTTACGTACCTTATCTACCTCTTTAGTAAGCGATTTTATCCACTTGTTGAAGTGCTTTAAATCACCTGTCCATCCCATAGGGATTATTGGTTGCTGAGTAAAAGTTGATTTCATATTCATACCAGTTTTAAAATGTGCTGTGATTCTAATAACAATAATTCCTGTTGGTAAATGTCGACCATTCCCTCATCGTAGTCGTACAGTAATTGCAGGTCATCCAGTTTCATGTGCTTAACTTTTTCGTAGTCAAGGTAGGCCAAGCAATTATTCTCATAATGCTCAATCATGTACAGGAACGCTGCTTTTTTACTTGTGTAATCGCTAATCATTATAGGGAGTTGCTTCTTTTGTTCCAGTCTTTATAATCTTATTTCTTTTTATTCTTGTTAAGTGATAGCCTGTATAAAAACCGTTCTCTTTTCAACTCAGGTGTTATGGTTAAATCGGTATAGAAAAATCTAATCTCATCAGCAGATGGCGCTTTTTCAGCATTGAGATAGGATATATATTGCGTGTACCTGCTCATAATTACTCATCAAATAAACGTTTTCCCCTAACAATAATCGTAGCTACAATAAGCACTATACAAATACTGACAACTACAAATGCGATTAATTCTTTCATACAGGTATGATATTATTTTTACATTACCAACGGTTACCCAGCACTTCATGTTTAGCCATATTGCCATTCATATAGCTTGTGGCATTCTCGGTAAGCAGTTTTAGCTTTTCTGTTTTAGTGGCAATATCCTTTTTAAGTTCGCCGCCTTCGTTATCAACAAAAGAAGCGATTGCCCGCGCCTTAAGCGTTGGGAAGTCGGCCAACTCATCACCCCACCTGGCAATAACATAGTTATCCTTTTTGGTATAGGCTATCTCATTTTCCTTGATAGCTGCTTCATCGAAAGAGGCTAATTCGGTAGCGGCCTCTTCCTGAGAAGAAAACTCTTTGCTACCGGTCGAACTATAAGAACTTTTTTTGCGGATATAGTACAGCCCATGTTCGCCAACCACAATAGGGTCGGGTGTTTTATCATCATACCAAATAAATATCTTTTGAAAATGCTTTTCGCGGACAGAGAAAGCTATCTGCTTCATAACCTCTAAAGGTATGGCAGTTTTGCTGTACTCTTTAAACTCCACGATACGGGGACATAAGGTGCTGTATACGCGGTTCATCACCTCGTTCATAAAAGGATATGGAATTGGGCTGTCCTTGCCTTTAGCGAGTGTTAATTGAGCCTGAAAGCCCAATTCTTCTGCTATCTCTTTCCATTCGGCTAAAGCCTCAACTTCAAACGCTACGTCTGAAAGTTCTTTATTGAAAAATATCTCTACCATCATTTTAAGTTTTTAAAATCGTTATTATTTGTCCCAACTCAATTTGTAACCACTGGTTGCTGTTTTATTAGGGGCGTAGACCTTGTATATCTCCCCTGTGTCATCATCGACAAGGTTAGCCGATACATTGACTGCCTTAAGAAAATTCTGCCTGTCAGTGACCGCTTTTTTAGCTTCTTCCAGTTTAGCGTTAAGGTCATCCAAGATGTGATCTTGGCAAATGGAATAATCGTATTTTGTCCCCAATTGTGCCGGTTCAATTTTAATCCCGTAAAGCGATTGCTTTTCAAACTGCTTTTCGTACAGGTAGGGGCGCAGGTTTTTATCAAGCAGGGTAAAGTATTCTAACCCTTTGGTTACATATACCATTACTTCTTTAATATCTTCATTACCATCAACCACATCAGAAACGGTGGCGTGTGCCAGTTCCTCAATCTGTGATTTATCCATGTTAAGGATACTCTTTTTTGTAAGGCTTAAACCCGTTGTCCCGGTGACTTGATTATTTTCTTGTTCCTGTTGACGCATATCCATTGCATCGTTTTTTGTCTGTCCCATTGTTTGGTGGTGATAAACCCCGACCCAAATTAGCCGGGGTGATTATTGTTTCAGTTAATTATTGATTTTAGAACGGAATGTCTTCAAGATCTTCTGCTCCTTCAACATCATTGAAGTCATTTGGGAGCCCATCATTACGTGATGATACAGTCTTTTTTGTATCGGTTGCCTCAAAAGGGTCTTTCCCCTCAAACAATGCCTGCATATTAAGCGGAGTATTTTTAAATAGCTCTACTATTTTTTCGTGTAATGCTTTGGGGGGTACAGGGTTTAAGGTATACTCGGTTTCCAAACCTGAGCCCTTACGGATAACCTTAATATCGTACCCGGTAGGATTGCCCCATTCTTCATCCTTTGAAAGAATAGTAATTTCAGCCTGAATGCTCTTTTGAGTGATTTCAAGGATGCTGATAGTTTTTGACTTATAATCCCATACTGGTAACGCCCAAAAGTGTTTAATCGGCTTGGTGGGATCAATAGCTGCGGATGGTTTCTTGTCTATTGGAAAGCGTAATGGTTTGTTATCTTTCCAATCAATCCATCCTACAATAGGAGAATTTAAAATACGAAATTTGTTTTCCCCTTCTTCAAACTTTAAATAGTTTGCACTGGTCTTGGGCGCTTCGTAGCCCTCTGGCAAAAATGTTGACATAATTTTTAAATTTAATATGTTTATTTATTGAGTTAATTCGGGTATTCTAAAATACGTTTTAACGGGGCGTTCCTTTTTATCCAAAGCAAAATACTGCCTGACAAATGACTGCGGCACCGTGGGCATGTTATAAGCCCCACACGTGCTTGCCTCGATTTTCCTGAGCCTATCCCCGCTCACTGGTTTAAATGCTTTCTGAACCCTTATAAATGGCTGTGAGGCCGCATTAATGTAATAGTCGCCTGCTTCAATATGGCGTTCAGAGCAAAAGTATATTTCCGCGTTACTTTCATCCGTCTGTTTAAAGCACACTATTGTTATTTCGAGGTTCATTGCTTTTTATGTTTGGCTACCAACAAAGGCCAGCTCTATTGGCTGACCTGTAGTACTTATGATTGTCCCGGTTACTTAATCCTGAACCTTACTCCAAACGCGGCTAAAATGCTTTTTACGCTGCTGAATACCAATAAAAAAGGTATCTCCTTCGGTATAAAGATTTGGCTTATGGTCTGCCACCTCTTTCACTTCATTGCGCTCCATGGCCTCTTTGGTAAGCGATTTAATAGCACTATGGTTAAGGGTACACCCCTCTTTACCAACTACCACAAACACCCCATCAACGCCGTCTTTTTCGTACATGTCATACTGCCCGCAAAGAACATGTACGTGCCCTGAGCGCTCAGAAGCCGCTATAAAACGCTTCTCAATCTTTTTTACACCATCTGGTAATTTAGCGATACTAAATAGTTGTACATCGCCCTGATGGCTGTTTTCCCCTGTAAACTTTATTTCATTTTTCATTTTTATGGATTTTAAATTGTTAATTAAAATAATTCTTTCTTTTAAGTGTTTGGCCGTCCTCTCCCCTATTTTCCCACCTTTCACCAATTAAGTAATGACGGTATAGTTTATCTATTTTTGAGAGCAAAACAAAAACTTTATAATACCACGTATCTGTATAGTTTTTCATGGTTTAATTTCTTTGTAACCAATTATATTCTAATTCTTGTGGTACAATACTTGGCCTGGCAAACTTAGCAGCGTCCACAGCGTTATTAAATGAACTATCCGAAGGTATCAAATAATTAGTGCCAGTGGAAGGACATGTCATTTTTATCCACGCAAGCGGGACATTGTTATTGCCGTTCAAATCTTCTTCCTCTTGAAAGCGCTCCGTAGTTTTATACAGTATTAATTCTTCTACACTCCCATCCCCATGAACTACGCTTTGCTTATCCACTTCTTTAGCACCCAAAAAGCTAAGCATCGTACCCTCTCCTTTGGCCTCAATAACTTCGTAGATACCGGCTTTGATATCTTCGTTTTCCTCGTTAATAAATTGCTCTTTGGTGATATCTTTCTCAAATATCCATGAAGGCATATTACGTCCATTGATATAATAGCCATCAAATTTAGTCATGTCTGTTGAGTAACTCCACTCAACCGCAGCCCCATCTGTACGGTGCATATCATTATTGTCATTTCTATAAACTTTTTTAGGGTATTTAGATACCACACAAACCAATTCAGAAAAAATAGCAGAATATACATTTGATTTTTGGTAAAGGTCGTTCCAGCTATTTAGCATCACATTAATTGGCGCGTCTATTTTTAGTTCATCAGCCAAAAATTTGAAATATCCAGCGTACCAATTTGAATAAACATTGGTGGTAAACAGGTAGTCAGGATTATAAGTTTTTAACTGTGAGTACAACTGTGAGTACAACTGTGAGTTCAACTGTGAGTCCAACTGTGAGTTCAACTGTGAGTCCAACTGTGAGTACAACTGTGAGTACAACTGTGAGTACAACTGTGAGTACAACTGTGAGTCCAACTGTGAGTCCAACTGTGAGTACAACTGTGAGTTCAACTGTGAGTCCAACTGTGAGTACAACTGTGAGTACAACTGTGAGTACAACTGTGAGTCCAACTGTGAGTCCAACTGTGAGTACAACTGTGAGTTCAACTGT